CATTAAGTAAGTCCATGTTGCTGACAACGCGCACATGGCTACCTCATAACCGATTGGCCGGGCGGACCGCCGCTTATACCGCTAGATCCTGTGGAGTAGTCACCGCAGGGGAAATGATCCCGCAGTTACCCACTTAGTGACGGGGAAAGGGCAGCGGCAATAACCAGCGAACTAGTGGTGACGTAGAAGGAACGGGCAAGGGCCCGTTGTAGCGAGCCAATCGGGGCAATACCGAGCGCATTACTGCATTGCCTACGGTAGGCATGGCAATACCCGGATTCAGCAGGACCATGGCAACGCGAGTGACTGATACTCACTCGGTTGTGGGCTGGTCCCTATGGCCGGTGAGCGTGCCTACCTAGGGGAGTGTCGTAAGGCACTTGCAAGGGCCCGTAAGGGCCGAGCACAACCCCTAAGGGGAAGCAATGGCAACAGTAGCGGCAGAGTTCCGTGTGGAACGGCGTAAGCGGGAGTCCATCCCTCTGCGTCCGTTCGGTTTCTGGTCTGAATATCAGCGTCACGACACGTTCCGAGTCAGCATCATCGGACGTGGTGAGCGTGAGCCGTTTGTCTATGACGTGCGCTCATTCGGAAACATGACTGCATCTGTACGTTCCTTCGCTGAGTGCGCCGGTATGGCCGGTGAGGCAACGCGAGGCATGGCAGACATTTACCGGACCGGATACGGGATGGTGAACGGGTTCAACGTGCGGGTAACGCCAATCGCGTAAGGGTAGGTCGAGCGCACGGGACAGAGTCAGTGTCCCGTGCGTTTCCTTACCCGTTACGACAATGCGTAACGGAGCAATGGGAGGTAACGCAGTGAAGGTCATTCCTTGGATGTACCACACCCGTAACGGCCGTGGCTATCAGTTGATCATGTCTGGGCACCGTCAATACAACGTGGTTTGGATGTACGGAGCGGATCACGTCGTCATACAGGTCTGTGACAAGCACGAGGACCCTGACGCTAAGTTCACCGAGCACAAGCGCGTGAGCATCCCTGGGGACTACAAGGGGAAGTGGTGGGAGGACATTGCAACGGGCATGGAAGATCACATGCGCGTCATTTGCAGCGGCCTTACCCGTGATTGGGAGGGTTACAGCGGCATGGATGAATTCCGCGAGGAATGGTCCATGCACAAGTGGACTCCCAAGCAAAGGGTCACGCTCCGGTCCATTACTGGGGGGGACGTGCTGGGAATCGTCACGGGTACCGAACGTCTGGGAACGCGACGTGTCGTAAAGGTCCGTGTGACGTCCCGTAAAAATGGCCTGTACCGGTGTGGAGAGATACTTGAGATCTCCCCCACTAACCCGTGGCTTAAGTCTCGGGAGGTCTGACCATGGCAACGGAGTTTCATACGTTTCACGTGACGCTCGGACACATGATGGGCCCTCATCGGTCCCGTGACAAAGCTGAGCGGGAAGCGGACAAGCTACGGGCAGAGTGCCCGTGTGAGGGGGATGAGTCATGCGCGAATGACGACATGTTCCCGCACGGCATATCCGTTAGTAAGTCCGTGGACGGTTATTGGGGCAACGGTCCCGACTACTAGGCCAGTCCGCTGAATAGGTATCGGATGCACAGGACAGGGTCAGTGTCCTGTGCTTCCCCTTACCTACTGCGTACAGGACGTGCAGTAGCGCAAGTGGAGGTAAAGCAATGGACATCATGTTCATGGTTACGTTTATCGGCATCAACGGGCGCACGTACATGGAATCTCGTCTGTGTCCGGATCGTGTGGAGGACCGACAGGCTTTCGCTAAGTGGTGTGGCCAGACCGGGTTGGAGCGTCACAAAGAATACGTGTGCGCTCAGATATCCGGATTCAATGCGGACGATCCGGAGCTTGGGACCGTCAGCCTCGCTACGTACAACCGTGAGTATTTCGCACGGTTCCCTCAGACCATGCCTGCCAACTACTGATCTAAGCCGTAACCGGTAGGTCGAGCGCACGGGACAGAGTCAGTGTCCCGTGCGTTCCCTTACCTGTTGCGTATCAGACACGTGACAGAGCAATGAAAGGCAAGCAAATGCAGACGTACGTCAAGCGTGACGCATGGGGCAACTCTGAGACTCGGCCGATTGGTGCGCCGGTTACCCACAAGGGTGAGTCGCCGGAATCCCTGGTTGGCCGCTCGGTCCTGGTTCGACCGTATTACCACGTGCCGCATGGACGTTCCTCCCTCACCTCTGCCCGTTCGCCGTTCGTGTTCGAGGCAGATGTCATTGAAACGTTCGGCGGGGAAATGGTCAAAGTCCGGTTTACCTGGGTAACGGACTCCCCTTGGAAGCGGGAAGCCATCTTCTACCCCAACGAGCTGCACATGGTGCACGTGTGTGAGTGCGACGCATGCAAGGGGGACGGAATCCAGGAACTCAGGGGCGCCTAAAGTCATCCGCTAGGCAACCGGCACACGGTACAGGGTCAGTGTTCCGTGTGCCTTCCCGCTCACTCTGAAAGGCATAAAGACATGGGTATGAGGACTGTTGTGATCGCGCTCGCTAGCGCGCTCCTGTCTGCCGCTACGGCGGCAGGAATCACGTATCACGCCATGGAATCCCGCGTGTTCAGCGTGACCGTGGACAAGTTCAACGAGGGTTTCCGGGACGGCGCATGCCGGAACGGGGAGGACGGTTTCGGGAACATCTGCCGCTAGAGATTGACCGTAGAGGGCATGGGCAGTGTCACCCGGTTATCCGGGCAGGATCACTCATGCCCTACTCGGCCAGTCTCTAGAGACAGGCTCTGAGACGAGACAGGAAGGCAAACACATGAGCATTGTTGACCTTACGAACGTGTGGCGAGAAAACCCTCACACGGCGGATATCCGCTACCTGGGGGGATGGATGACCTCCCCCACCTACCGAGGATGCATTGTCCGTGAGTCGTCCGGACAGTGGGCGGTCCGGCCCCGTGATCCGTGGACGGATACGGACTACACCGTCACCTACGCTCAGACGCTTGAGGACGCGCGTAAGGCACTTGAGAACGTGACCCCTGGTGGTCACAAGTGCGAGATATTCGTAGACCAGTGGGTAGGCCACTGCCCGGAACGGGCCTCTGTCGTTGTGTCGCAGGGAGACGAGACTCCGCTATCACGCCTCCTGCTTTGCAGGGTGCATGCGGTGCACGTGTTCAAGGGTGCGAACCGAGTGTCCGTAGAGGAATGGGAGGCCACTCGCGGACGCCTGACGTCCGAGGGTGGGCCTATTGTCGGTGAGCGCATCGCGCCTCCCATGGCGCCGGTAAAGCGTAGTGACTTCCTGAGTGAGCCCGTTGTGTGGGGTGATGACTGGAAGGGTCATGTCCTCGGAATGACGCTTACACAGGACGTACGTAGAGGTGACCTGGTGATGTTCCAAGGAACGGGCGCCTATGAGGTCCAGTCCATAGACGTCTGTCCGATTCCTCACAGTGAGGATCTCTGGCGATTCTCGTGCAACGGCGGAACCGTTTACGGCACGTATTACGACCGTGCCGTTCCGGTCCTTTACAGGCCTTTCTAACGGTCGAATGGAAGCGGGAGGCAGTCAGGGTCAGTGACTGCCTCCCCTGGATTAGGGGAGGACGCATGGACGTTGTGACGGAGGAAACGGCGACGCATTGCGCGGCAGGGGGCATTGGTGAGCCCTTGGATTTGCGCGTACGCGTCTACTGGGTCGCGGGTAAGTCGGGTGCCCGGCTCGTGCTCTCGGACCTGGAAACGGCCGAGGAATACGGGTATTGGGACGTCGATACGGTCGATCCCATGCCGGGAGAGACGATCCCTGATCAGGAACTCAATAGGTTCGTGGGTACGCATCTGCGTAAGTGGCAGATGATCGGATCCGGGTGGACCGTGGACCCAATATCCCTCGCAGCCCATTTCTCGCTTGAATGGGGCTGGAAGTGGGTCCCTGAGAAGTTGGCCTAGTTCGGAGCTTTGTGGACCGGCCTTATGCGCCGGTCCTCATTGCCCAGCACTGGGAACGGCTGGAGACAAGGGGAGGACAGCAGGTGTCGGAAGTGAGGCAGTACGGGCCCGTACCTACGGGCGGAGTCAAGACGTGGGCCGAGGATGTGAGGCTCGCGCACGAGGGCTCTTGGGTGGCCGCAGGGCTCCCTACCTCCACGGAACGGCTGGCAGCGCTCACAAGGCTGTTTCAGGCCCTGGGGGAGGCCTCCACTCGGTACGCTTGCCCGCGTGAGGCCGCTAGGCGCCTTGTGTGGGAGGCAGTCAGGAGCTACCGATCCGCTCTCGCGGCTCGTGTCCTGAAAGGGGTGAGGGTGTGATGGGCGAATACAGGGTGTGTCTACAAGCCACGGTGTCCGTGTGGGTGACCGTTACGGCAAACTCGGGGCAAGAGGCCAACCGAAAGGCACGGGAGCAAGCTCCGACGGTCAAGGGTGTGAAGTCGTGGAGTCCCGTAATGACTTGCGACATGAACAGGAAGTTCTGAGGTGAGCACGATTAACAGCGCTAATCAGCAGGAATCAGAAACTGTCCGCGCAATGGATCGTGGTTACGAGGCCATGAACAAGGCAATTGCGTTCACCGAACGCCACGGGTTCAAGTCGTACCGGTTCGGCATTGGCGTTGCCATAGGCAGTAAGCGGGAACTTCGAGACGTCCACATTGGCGTTAACACGTGGGCATTCAAGGGCGCCTCTGTGGAGTTCGATGAGGCTGCGGGGACGATAACCGTTACGCCTTCCGAGTCGGACGGCCGTAGGGCATTCATCTATCACGGACGGAAGTCCAAGTGACCGGGGGCGAACTGGCCTGGTTCATAGTCGCGTATGTGCTCGGCAGCCTGGTTACGGCTGCCGCCATGAAACGTGGCAGGTAAAGGGTAACTGAGCTGCTTTGGGGAGGGCATAGCCGCTTACGCGTCTGGCCCGAACCATGGACGCTCATGCGCTCAGCATGACGTGCAAGTAACCGACTAGAGAGAGGCCACGTGGAAACGCAAGGGCGATATGAGGACATGGCCTATGGGCCCATCGGTAAAGAGGTCTTGGCATCGCAGCCGTATACGGAAGCGGACCCGATCGGAGTGCACGCGGCCATGCTCGCGCTCTTCTCGGCCGCTACCAACGGGCATGTGACGCAGCCTGGTGGACGACCCATTGTGGTCTGGACGGCCCTCGTTGGCCGGTCGTCCATCGGATGCAAGGGAACGGCGCTTGAGGCTGCGGAACACATCCTCAGTGAGGGTCTCGGTACCTTCCTGAATATCCACCGTCGGGGAGGTATCTCCTCTGGCCCGTCGCTCATCAACACACTGCATGAGCAGCACGAAAAGAGCCTACTCACCGATGGTGGACCGGACGGCCGGATCGTTGTGATTGAGGAGGAGTGGCAGAACCAACTACGGCGCACGAATCGGTGCCCTACCTTCTCGGGCAACTTCCGTACCGTGTGGGACGGTAAGACGGTCACGAACACGACTAAGGGGAAGAAGGCTGGGGAGCGGGAGGAACAGCGGGTAGACAGTCCGCTTATGGGCTTCCACTCGCATATCCAGCCGGGGGCATGGTCCAAGTACATCAGCAGCACGGAAGCGCTGGGAGGCTCGTATAACCGCATCCTTCCCGTGCTCGTGGAGATGTCCAAGGTTCTCCCCTCTCCGGAGGATGGAGAGGAGCGGCCCATCTACCAATACGAGCCGTCCAAGGCTTTCAAGTTGGCATACGAGTGGGCACGCAAGGAACCGCGTGTGATGACGCTGAGTTCTGCGGCGCGTAAGCGGTATGACCAACTGCGTATGCAATACCTAGAGGAGACCGCGAAGCTTCCGGAAGTGCTGGCTTCGTTCATCGAGAGGTCTGCTGAGCAGGTTTGGCGGGTGGCTGCCGTTCTCACGGCAGCGAACCGGAAGACGCTCATTCCCCTTGACGCTGTCGAGGCCGCTGCCGCATTCGTGAATTACTCGATTGACAGCGTCACCACGTTGCAGAGCAACGCGGGAAGCACTGGAGGACGTACGCCTACTCCCCTTGACGAGTTGATCCGTAGGGCTCTCCATAAGAGGGCCGACAGGGAAGCTACCCGCTCTCAGCTTTACAGGGCCCTTGGCTCCGGTCGCTTTACTGCCGACGAGATCGAGCAAGAGGCAACCCTCATGCCGGACGTGGAGATCTATACGCCGCCTCGCAAGGTGGGTAGGTCGGGGGCTCCTGCTCGTCTTTTCCGGCTCATCGAGGCGGAGCCGACTCCGGAACCGAAGGCGGCCACGGTTCCGCAACAGGCGGAAGCGGAAGCGTTCCTCAACCAGTACGCGGAGTGGGCCGGACAGGCGGGCAACGCTGGCAAGAGCTTTACCGACTTCCTGAGTCACCTTCAGCAGGCGGCCAAGCCTCCCGCCCGGAAGGCGGCTGCGAAGCGTTCAGCGGCCCCCAGCTCGACCACCACCAGGACCAGGGGCACGGCAGCGAAGAAGGCCACGGCCAAGACTGCTGCCAAGGCCGTTGCCAAGACTCCTGCTCAGCGGACAGTGTCAGCGGCAGGTGCTAAGAAGACTGCGGCGGCGAACACGCCCGCCGGTAACTGAGGAAGGAACACACGATGGCTGACCAGCCGATCATGTATCCCGTCAAGGTCCCTAACAGCCTCATGGAGTGGTACTCGGAAACCGGCGCCTACTTGGGTACGGACAAGAATGAACAGTCGTGCGTCAATGCCGAGTTGAACGCCCTTAAGTGGACGGGTAAGGGTGCCACGGGGGAGGTAAGCCTCCACACCCTTGGGTGGATGGCCGATCAGGTCGAGAACGGATACCTGGAAACGGACGCGTCCGCGTCTGCCCTTAAGGCCGGTCGTGCTGCCGCTCAGCGGTACGCAGAGGCCTATTTGGAAGGCCGTGAGGCTGAGGGCCCTAAGGAGCCTTCCGGGCTCCTGGTGGACGGTGTGGCCGTTCCTCTGTCCTTTGGTCTACCGGTCTACCACGTGCGGGACACGTCCCGTGTGGTGGGGTTCCTGACCCCCGGCAATGCAAGGTTCGTTCCTGTGGAGGACGTCAAGGCGGAACTGAGCAGGGCCAATGACTCCTAAGGCGGATAAGCCTCTGTCCGATGAGGAGAAAGAAGGGCTCGGAATACTGGCCCGTAATAGCGCTCTCGTAAACAGAATGGGTGTCAGCCTCAAGGCCGCTCGGTCTCTGGAGTCTCGTGGACTGATTGAGCTTGAGGTGATGCGAAATGGCCGTACTTGGTACAGCACCCTGACGGACAAAGGGGAGCCGGTTGCCGAGTCCCTCAGAGACTTCGTGGCACCGGTAAAGGTGGACACGAAAAAGGCCACCAGCCGTGTGTACGTGGAGCTGTGCAAGTACAAGCATGAATCCGGCGCATTCGCGGAAGTGTGGGAGAGCCTCTCGCTTGAGAGCTTGGACCGGTTCACCCGTGATGCAAAAGCGTGGCTCGGGGACAGGTCCGAACTGTTGGGGCCAGTGATTGACGGAGCGGATTACGAAGAACTCTTCGGAGACTTCCGGACGCAAGCCGGACTGCCTCCACTGGCCGAGAAGGTGAGCGAGGAGACCGACGCGGCATCTGTGAAGGCGTGGGCCATTCTCGACACGCTTAAGGAGCGACAGGCCTACGGGAAACCCGTAAAGCACGCTCGCACAGGAAAGCTTGTCGGTTACCTCAAGGATGGGAAGTTCATTCCCGTTGAGGACACACAGGGAGGGGGCGACAATGACTAAAAATCTCAAGCTTTACCGCTTCCCGGTCTACCTCCAGAAATCTGACTGGGAATACCTGATGAGGGGGTGGGAGGCCCGTAAGCGGCGTATACGGTCCTCCGCCACCTGGTCCCGTTATCAGGCCGTTGACAGCGAGATCAGTAACGCGGTGGCCAACGCTTACCCGGACGATGACGGGGACATGAAATATGCCCTCTACCTGAAGGTTCCGGATTACGATTGGCTCCTAGACTCCCTCAAGAAAGTTCCGAAGGCGGAGCGGGACGAACGGGCAGACGGCAGGATACGACGTGAGTTCTCCGGGGCTTGCTGCGACATGACGGAAGTTGAGGAAGAGGACGAATGATTCCCACGGGTGCACGGGTCACAAAGCGGACCATGACGCTTCCGCGAGAGATCGTGGACGAGCTTTTCCGCCGGGCGATCGAGCCTCACAAGCTCTTCCACTACGAATCGCCGTACGACAGTGTCAAGCACCGCATTCTCAGCATTAGCTATGAGGGTTCGGTGTACGGGGTTATGATCGAGCTGGACGGCTCTAAAGCCTTCGTGGATTGGTACTGGGGCAATTCCCAACTGATGGTCACGGGAGATAACGTGGCCACACCGGAACAACTGAGCGCGCTTGTGGCGCGCTGGAAGGTGGGGGCGTAATGGAACAGACGGAATGCCTGGAAGAGCGGCAGGGTGGGTGTGTGGGTCCGGTAGTTGGTCGGCCCTCGTACGCCGGTACGGGAACCCCCATCTACCGGTGCACGCACCACGATGATGTGGCCTACCGGAAGTTCGAGGAGACTCGGAACCGGTACCCGGACAGCTCGACTCCGCCGGGCTGGTTCGATCCCACGGTGGCCGGTGAAACGTGGGATGAGGAATACTGAGATGCCGTCTCAATCGACTGGGGGCCGGAATGGTCCGGCCCCCTCGGGGATGCCCAAGGTTCGGCCGGTCAAGTCACGAGCGGTGCAGGGCCGGTATTCGCAGCTCTGCCGGAAGTGGTCCGTCATCTCGTCTGACGAGAGTGCACGTGACCTGCACGAGCTTTTCTAACCAGTCACACAGGTCACAGGGGCGTTCGGCTATCAAGGTGCCGGGCGCCTTCTCTGTGTGATCTCATAGCAGCACTCCACATCAAGACGTTCCACGGAAGTAGGGAAACCAGCATGGCTCAGCAGGTCATTACGACGCTCGTTGACGACCTGGACGGCGGGACGGCTCAGGAGACGGTCATCTTCGCTCTGGACGGTCGGACTTTCGAGATCGACTTGAACGAGGCCAATGACACCAAGCTTCGTGAGTTCTTGGCCCCGTACATCGCGGCCGGTCGGCGGGTGTCCGGGGGTCGTAAGCCGGGTCAGACGGCCACCAGGAGCACGGGCAAGAGCGCTGGTGATGTCGACCCCCAGACGGTTCGTGCGTGGGCCAAGGAGAATGGTGTAGAGGTCTCGGACCGGGGCCGTGTCGCGGGCTCGGTCGTTGAGGCCTACAAGAAGGCCACTCAGTAACCCAAATCGTTCACAGCAGGCGGCTCCCTCCCCGATACTGGGGCGGGGGCCGTTTCCGTAGGGAGGGAAGCGTCATGACGGTGATATCGCAGGAACGTAAGCACTTTGCGGAGAGATTGCGGGAGAAGTACGGGCAGGCGTACGCGTCCGTGCTCTGCACTATGGCAGGGCTGGAGTGCCGGGCTGGAAAGCCGAAGGGTCGCGATATGGCCCGACGGATATTGAATGCGAAACTGGACGGGTTTCGGCAGTCCGCCGTGCTGATCCTCCAGGCAGATGATTACAACGACGTCGGGACCGAGGAGCAGGCGAAGGAACTCGTCAGGCTGCACAGGTTCCTGTACCGGGAAGCATTTGAGAAGGACGAGAAGGATAAGGAGACCTGGGTATGAGTAGGCCGGTGACATCATGGATGTACTGCTGAGCTTCTACTACCGGAACCCGAACGGTGACGGGTACGTAGACCTTGGCTGCGGTAGGGCAACCGTCAAGACGAATGAAGGTCTGACGGAGACTGTTGCCCGCGAATGCATGGCGGCATTCGCCAACGAAGCACTACCGAGGGAATGGAAGTCCTCGGAACCCTATGACCCATCAAAGGTCGTCATCTCAGGAACATTCGGGGATCTCGGAACCCTGTACGTGGACGGCAACGGAGAACCTAAGCAGAAAGCGAGCACGGAGTGAAGCGCACGTTTCTGAATGCAGAGGACGCGTACAGGGCCATTGAGGAAGCGCTCAACTTCCTTGAGGAGCAGGGGGAAAAGCCTTTTCGGGGAATGACCTCCTTCGGACATTCGTGGTGGGGGTACCGGGGCAAGAGCGGCTCTGTACGAAAAGTTGAGAACACCTGGAAGTACGAGCACGCTTCGGAGTTCCCCAAGGTGGAGGACAAGTGACCAACCGGCAGGCAGGCTCTGAGGGTCCGGCCAAGAGCTGGACCCTTCGGGGGCTCTCAGAGGAAGACATGGGGGCTTTGAGCCTCACTCTTCAGGTGCGGGAGCATCAGGCCCAACACCCCACCGACGAAGCCGCATACGGGCGCCTGGTGGCTTCCGTACAGCAGGCGGTCAACGAGGACCAGGAGCAGAGGGAGCCCACCCACACCTATGAGGTAGAGGTCAAGCCGGGCAACGGTGGGTGGCGTGTCCTCAAGAGGCCCATCGGGGCCAGTGGGGGAGTGGTCCTCGGCGAATACGCCGAACGTTCTGCCGCTGATGCCGTGGCAGGCGTGATGAACGCACTTCGGGACAAGGAGATTGGGCGATGAGTCCGGCCAAAGGTCTCGGCAAGTCCCTGGCTCAAGTCGTCAAGGACAAGCCGGTATATGCAAAGGAATACTGCCAGAACTGCCGGAAGGATCGGGATAGGTCGGATACGGCTTATCACTCGGCTCCCTGCGGTAGGTGCGGGAGTGACGGACATGCATCCTGCCAGCACTAGGGAGAAGGTAACCGGATAGACCACAAACGACGAAAAGCCCCCTGCCATGAGGCAGGGGGCTTTTCTGTTTTCTCTCTCACCCTAGACGGACCCCTCCGCCTAAGACGTGGGGCGGTTACCTCCCAGAGGCCTCAGCCTCAAACGGGGAGTCCGCATACAGGGCTCTGAGCGTCTTGGTGTCCTCGTGGGAGGCAGCGACCACACCGACACCCAGGAGGGCCGCAGAGGCGCTTACAAGGGCCTGCCAGGGGACATCAGGCCAGACCAGTACGAGAGCCGGGACAAGGGCCGAAGCCACGGCAAAGATTCGAACGCCGTGAACAGAAAGAAACGAACCGATAACGTTGATGCTGCATCACCTCTTTGATGTAAGAACCCCGAAAGTCTTAGCTGAAAAGGAGCTTCCAGGTCAGAGGGCCGGGGTAACCGTCGGCATCCGCCTTCAGCTCCTTGTGAGCGAGCTGGAAGGCCTTCACCGCAGCACGGTCCACAGCCGTCCAGGACGGGCCTGGACCCTCCTTGTAGTGCCCGTAACCCTTCTTCACGAGCTGGGTTCCGAGCTGGGTCACGTACCGGTTCTTCGCTCCCGGACGGAAGTAACCGGCTCCAGGGAAGGCCGGAACGGTCGGCTTACTTGGCTTGCTTGGCACGGTCGGCGTGCCCGAGCTGCCGCCGGTCGAGGGCTTGGGAGCCGCAGCGAACAGAGCCTTGGTATCGATCAGACCTGGGTCCCAGTGCTCATTGCCGGGAATGTTGCAGTGCCCGTAATGGCCACCCTTGGTGAGCCAGACATCCCGCGTGCGCTTAGCGTCAGCATCCGCGTAGTGGTCGGCGAGTGCACCCATAGGGAAGATGTCCGGGACACCCCAAGACCGGATTGCAGTCATGAGTGCCTTGAAGTTCTTCCCCGGCTTCCAGTAGCCGGTAAAAGGCGTTCCAGCCTTAGCCAGAACCTCAATCTGAACACACACCTTGCCTACGCGGTTCGTACGCGTAGAGCCGTCATTCTGGAGAGCACGGGCCGACTCGTTGAGCGGTCCGAACTGGCCAATTCGGTCAGTCGTTGGATCGTAGAGAATGTGTGGCTCAAAGGCCTCTGCAATCAGGTACTTAGCGACGCTGTCAAAGGCAGCGTTACCGGCACCGGACTCCGTGGTGTGCCATACAACGCGTGCAGGCGCATCAGGCTTGTCCATGGCTCCGCCAATGGAGCCGTCTCCGAGACGCTCAGCGCCAGGAATCCAAACAGTAGACATTAGTCCTCCGTGGGGTTAGTAGCCAGGCGGATAGCCGCAAGGCGGTTGGGTTCGAGAGCAGTAAGGAGCTGGATAAGGCGTTGGTTCTCCCGCTCAATGGCGGTGAGTCGTGCCTTAATCTCAGTGAGGTCATTCGCTAGCCGGTCAGCCCTCACCTTTTGGGCCTCGGCCTCTTCCTTCCAGACCCTCGCGGAACTGGTGCGGAGAGCCGCTAGGACGACCACGACGGCAGCCACTACAGAGGAGAGCGTCCCTGCCAGTGGGAGAAAGTTTTGTGCCATGCCAGGGGCTCCTTTGGGGCAGCAGAAAGGGCCCCGACTCGAAGCCTGGGGCCCTATCCGACGTTTACTGAGTTAGGGGGTGACCTTCGTGACGAGTCGCACGTAAGGGCGTTCGTCCGGGTTCCCGTTCGGGTTGTTGTCGATGAGGACAACGCAATAAGCGATGGCTTCGTCCTTGTCCTCGAACTCACCGTAAAACCCCTGATTCGACGAGACGATATAGATCTCTTCAGTGGTCAATTTGCCTCCTAGCTAAGTCCCGCCCAAAGGCAGCTACCGGATGCGGCACGGCCCGACATGGTGACGGTCGACGGCAGCGCAGTAAGACCGGTGCCCGTAGTGCCCCAACGAAGCGTGGCGTTTGAAAGGTTGACATTCACCGTGCTGGCTGACGCGCTGCTTCCCACAGTCCTAAGGAACTGAGGGGGAGTCGTTCCTACGGACAGGAGCCCGACGTAATAGGTGCCCGGAGAAAGGGCAACACCTGCCGTGAGAGCCATTGACTTGTGTCCCGAGGAAACCCAGTTGGATGCCTGGTCAGCAGTGGACCCGAGAAGGACTCCATTCGCGTCGTACAGGCCTGCGAGGTTCTGACCGGCGGTGAGGGAGGCACCAGCCGTCTGGATCGACACCACGAGGTTCGTAGCCGTCGCACTGACCGGCACATCAACCCTGGTCATGTGGAGAACGCCTGAGGTCGTACCGCTCTGTCCTACGGCCGAAGCGGGGTCATAGTTCCATGCCACGTAGCCGTTACCGGCAGGCGAGAAAGGAGAACCGTTGTTGAGGATTCCCACGCTGCCGTCAGCGTTACGGACCTTCGCTATGCCGTTCTGTGAATACAGGATGGCTCCGCCGGACGCATTGGAAGTAGGGAGCGGGGAAGCGTCCTTAATGCTGAGGACACCGCCACCCCCGCCCGTGTCGGGCGTGGTAGAGCCAATTTGAATGCTGCTGGTGTGCAGCGACTGACCACGGTGGATAACCTGACCCTGAGCGTTCACCTCAAACCGGGCAATGCCGTCTGCGTCCTTCACAAGGACAAGCTGAGGAGTGCCTCCGACGGTGGTGAATCCAATGACTTCAAGAGCGACGGTCGAGCCGTCATTCTGCTGAATGAATGTACGGCCCACATTCAGAGGGCCGGTAACGGTAGCGGTGTCGGCAACGAGGTTCTGAACCGCCACTGCACCGGACGTAAGCTCAGCTGGACCAGGACCCGCGTGAGCTGCCTGGTAGATATACCCAGAGACACCCTTCTTGGCGATGTCTGCCGTGTAAATGCCTTCCGCGTACGCGGGCAGGCCGTAACCGTAAACGACAGCGTCAGCACGCTTACGCTTACGAATGTAGACGCCGTCACCCTCGGTCGATCCGTTGTCGTTCGTGTTGGCCTCGACCGTCCAAATGTAAGTGGCGTCGTAGGCGATTACGATTCCCGTGTGATCCTGTCCGGAAGTGCCGTACATGACCTGAGCACCGAGGGCCGGATACCAGGACCATCGTCCCGCATTGTTGTAGAAGGTAACGGCAGCAGAGCAATCCGCAGTACGAGCGAAGAGCGAAGCCACACCAGCCCGCATTGCAACCCAGCTTGTGAAGGTTGCACACCAGGACTGGCCCTGAGCCCAAGTGAGCCCAGGGACCTCGTTTGCATAGCGGGCAATGTTGTTCCATCCGCCCTCGACATAGCCCTCTCGGACTCCGACTTGAGACTTGGCCACAGCAATTACCTGGGCCATCTGGTTATTCGTCATAGGTCCCCTATCAGCTATTGAGGAGAGCGGTAAGCACTCCCGCCATGTAGGAGTTGCCTGCGTCAGAAAGAAGCGAGTTGTCTGTACCGGCAGTGCCGGGAGCGGACGAGTTACCCCAGTAACCCAGTGAGTTGAAGAAGTTCCAGGAGTTCCGGCCAAGATTCCAGAAGTCCACCACCGCAGCTTCAAAGGTGTTAGCCAAGGCGTAGGTACGGTCTGCGAAGTCCTGGAATCGGTATCCCTGAGTGTCAGACAGACCAATGTGCGGGAGGACAAAGACAATGTCGGTTGCCCCCATGTTGGAGCCGCCGTCCTTGACCTGGGCAAGGTGCTGACGAACCTGAGATGCCCAGGTGTCGACGGCAACGCCGTCAATGGCATCCTGAGGGCTCACACCGTAGATCAGGAGATCCGCCGGATAAGAGCTGCCGCCATTCCAGCCCACCTTTCCCGAAGGGAGGTACTGGGCCGCATTAGCGTTCTTCTTGGCGAAGTTGTTGAGCACAACCCCGGAGTTCATCTCAGCGGACACACCGCAGAGGGAGAGGTACTGAGCAGCCGTACCTGTGTGCGTGACCTTGACCGTGTGAGAACCGGCGCTGAGACCGGTCACAGTGGTCTTGAGGACCGTCAGGCCGGTTGTGGTCGAGTCGGTGACGGAGACGGCCGTAGCGCCGTCGATGGAGTACGTCCAGGAGGACCGGCCTCCGTCGCCTCCGAGGGTGTAGATGGTCACGGAGGTCCCTCGGACCGTCCACGTCATCGAGCTGCTGGGCGTAGACGTGTACAGGTAGCCCCAGCCCGGACCCACGGGGTATCCCCCGACAGCCCAAGTGCCTGTCTGGGGAACGAGGCCACCGCTCGTGTTCCACTGAGTAATGGCCGTGGTCTCACTGCCAGCGATCCCGTTCGCACTAAAGAGTGCAGAGACAAAGCCCGAGCCGCCATCCCCGTTGGCCGCCTGGAGGCTGGTCCTGAGGACTCCTGGCCAACTCTTGGTGACAAGGTTCGAGGCGTAGAAACCGGCGGCTGTAGATCCGCCTATGACCGCAATGGAAGCCTTACCGGTACCTGCCAGGGCTGCGGCCCTCTTAGGGCGCCAGAACTCTCCCCATTGGCGGGGAACCTGCACACCCTTGCCAGTGGCCTTCCCGTTAGGGGTAACGAGCCATCCGGCATCAGACAGCTTCACGAAGGTGGTGTCTGCATAAGCCCGGTCCCCATGAGGGTCTGGTACGAGGTTGTTTACGTGGTTCTTAAGCCGGTTACCGATGTCAATGGGTGTGATGGCAACTCGACCACCGCCGAAGTCAACCCACAGAACCTCAGTCCCGTCAGGGCCCATGAATGCGGGGACCATGCCTTGGGAGTCGGCGACAAGCTGACCTATGGCATGCCCGTTCATGTCGGTGAGGTCGGTTACCTGTAGCGCATTCCCTCCAATGCCGTCCCAGACGGTACCCATAGCACCCGGAACGCGAGAACCGTTGACGTCCTCCGCAACGTCCGCAGCCGTGCCGCCGAACTGATTACGAGCCATGTGATACCGCCTTATTCGCTAAATTCATTGGCCTCGATTACCCCAGAGATGGAGAACGATGAGCGGGCAGGGAACTGCCTAAGACCGTCGAGGCCTTCGGCAAGGTTCGTAGCGTTCGGGTAGTGCAGGAACAGGATGTTTGACCCCGGCTGAGTCGTTGCCGTAACAGAGACCATGTTGGGCAGTCCGCCACTCAGGTACGGGTTCGAGAGGTACCCGTGAAACGTCTGAATCGCCTTGCTGTTTGAGTTCACAGGAAGGGAGACACCTACACGCCAGTTGGAGCCCGAAACGGCAAGACCCTGATCCTCATAGTCGTTGTTGATGGTCACGGAGAACCAATAGGTGTTAGGCGCAATCCAGCGCCAACGGCCCAGTCGGTTACCGGCAGCAAGAGAGCCGTTTACATAGAGAGTGCTAGGCGTATAGGTCCGACTCTTTCCGAAGTGCCGAGTAGTCACGTAGCCGTCTCGGCCGTTGAATGCCTCGTACTGCGTATCTCCGCCGTTACTGTCCAGGTCGTAGACCATCTGACCTCGTGGCATGAGGGCCGCACTATCCGTCACATTCCACGGGTAAGCCACCGAAGGGGGCATGTAGTGGGGGGCTCGCCGAATGGCAGAGATGGCACCCTGGTTAGCCGGTACGTCCACCGCAAAGAGGGGCATCTCCCAGACAGCACCAACCTGCCGTGTGGGCTGGGGTTCAACCGGCGTAGTGGCTGCGGAGCCCTGTACGACCGCTAGATTCACCGCAGCCTTAGCCATGTCGGCCCGGAGGACGATCAGATCTCTACGGCCCTTACTGGTGGTGTTATCGGCAATGGTGAAAACCTTGGTGCCTGTGAGCTTGTAGTAAAATCCCCCGACCCACGCTGTACCCGCTCCGATGGTGACGTTTCTGCCGCTGATCGTGGCAGTGAACGGAAGGCTGTTGCCGTCGTACGTGGTATTGACTAGGGGGAAGTCGATACGGTCTCCGGTCCACGCAAGGGCCATCTGTTGCCACTGCGTCTGAGAAACGACCTGAGAACCGCCATTGGCATTATCCGCATCGAACGGAAAACTCAGTTCAGCCATGGGGCCTCACATCCTTGCTTGGAGACGACGCAGTTTCTTTTGCATCTCGGATACCGTCTTGTACAGGTTCAAAGGTTCGCCTGAACCCTGCTGACCAATCTTGGGTGCGACGTCTTGCGTGTTCCCGCCGTCATCGACGGAGACCGTTACCTCACGTACGACGTCCACGTATTCAGTGCCGTCGACAGATACCGTGACTGTGTCCCCAACGAAGTAGTCACGCCCGAAGGCGCATTCTGCGGTGTCGATTGGGTAAATCTGGAAATTGCCGTCCTTGGCACCTTCCGCAAAAGCCTGGTCGGCTGCATCTTGGGCTGCCGCCTTTGCGTCAGCCACATCAGAGTCAGTCATCGCAGGATCGCTCTTGACTGCCTCACCCGTATTCAGGTCGACCTTTAGCTGAATGTCACCGCGGTCGATGAATTGCTCAATTGACATTCCCCACTCGGCCTCAGTGGCAGTGTCAATCTTCTGGTAGTAGTAGCGCTCTCGCTTCTCACCAGCACAGCCGACAATTGCGCGGGTTATCTTGGGGGCGCCCAGGGTCCAGATGTACTCACGAAGATTGCCCAGCTCGGGGCTGAAACGGACCTCCTTGGAAAGGTCCCTAGGACGGAATACCTCAAAGTCGATCTGCTGAGTGTCGGCATTGTAGATGAACCGGTAGGCGACACCCTTAGCGGTGAACCAGTCTTCGAGCTTGGAGCCGATACCGTCCATGCGGAGGTAATCCAGGACTGACGGCCAAGGGAATACGGGGCCCTCTGGCTCTTCACCCCAGTTGATTCCACTGATACGACGGTTGGACTGGGCACCAGGGCCGAGAGCGTTGTACAGCTCTTCCCATATGGTCTTCTCCATGGGCTTGAGCGGCGACACGAAACGCTGCCAACGAGCGTTCTGGTACTGGTTCGTTAGTGCCTTAGAAGGGTCGGGAAAAGCTAGCCTGCGATAGGCCAAAGTGTTGTGACACTTACCGGCGATGTAGATGGAGCCAGGACCGGTGTGCTGAAGCTTCGTCCAATACTTCTGGAAGGTATCTACGGGGCCACTCAAGACGGGCTTGTCGACTCCGTCTTGCCAAATGGCGATCCCGCCCCCCTTCTGGATGAGATCAGACTGAGGGGTGCCGTCCTTGATGAGGAGCTGCCATGCACCCTCTTGGGCGAGGCGCACAGTGAAGTCAAGGGACAGCCATTCGTCGATCTCACCAATACGCTTAAGGTTCTTGTCGAACACTTCAATGCGGTATCCCAAGGTCCCCCCTATACGAATGACGCATACCGGGGGAAGTAGGAGAGGACGACTGCGGCCTTACCTACGCCGGTTACGACGCTGACTGTTGCGCTGGTTTCGCCTGGATCAACACTCCAGAACTGTGGGTTTGAATCAAGCTTTGACCAGTAGTTATTGCCCAGATCGTCGCTGACGGTCTTTTGTCCAGGGCGGGTGTCAATGGTCAGAATCCGTCCCGAGGGGACGAGATCGGAGCCGTCAGAAGGTGGCGAGGCCTTAACGGTGTCACCGTATGGACTCGTTAGCGTGAAGCTCTTGATAGGCCCGTACAGATTCCATATGGGCCATGCCTCGATGTCTCCGGGATTTGAAATTATGAGGTCCGAGCCGGCGCCCATTACCCCAGAGCTGATCTTCATCGGGAAGAACTTTTGTGAGCTGCTTAGGAACGGCGTTCCAGTTCCAAAGTCCCAGCGGGACACCCTCATCCGGTCCGGGTAGAACCAAGGGTCCATGGCGCTGAATGTCAGGCCGTACTTAGCCCAGGTGAACCCTGCTGTGTCTGTGACCTCTGAGCCCTCCATGCCGCCCTTGTAATAGGCCTTGAGAAGCCTGGTGGTGTTGTCTCCCTCGGTGAACTTCAGGAGGCAGTACCCACGCTTAGGGTTGAGGCTCTGGAAAAGCTTGCGCTTGATGTGGTTAACGGACGGCCGGTCAATACCGTAGAGGTAGACCGGAATCATGACCTCTCGTGCAGCAGCACGAGCGGAACGGTAGATAGCGCCATCAAGATTGGGGGAGTCGTCAGAGAAGAGTGCATACGGGGGCATGTCCAATCCGGTAGCCCCCGGCTGCATGATGATGGAAGGCCAAGCAGAGTCATGGAAGCCGGTGAGGGAGATCTCCTCTCCCTCACCGTTCCTCCCGATCACTGAGACGTTTGTCCGGCCCCACTTCTCCGGTACCGGCGGCACCACATGACCGAGTGGTGGCGCTGTTACGACTCTTGGCCGTACCGGAATTGGCATAGAGCCTCCTTACAGGGTCGTGTAAAGGGCCTCCGCAGTCTGAAGGGCCCTCAGCACCGCCTGAGGTGTTGGCTCATTGCGAGCCTCGTGGACGTGAATCTCGTACTTCTTTCCGTTGAGGAGCCCCTCGGTTTCCTGGTTGTTGAACACGCGCTCACCACCACCGAAGGCCACCAACTCACGGCCCTTCTCGCCCACCATGGCTAGGCCTGGAGAAGCGGAAATGGTGCCGGTTGCATAGCCCTTGTTTCCGGATAGGACCGACTGCCACTTAGAGCCGTAGCGGTGAGAGGCATAGTTCAGTCCGGCATAGATGTTGGCGAGTGGGTTAACCGAGGTCCCAAACTTGAAAGGACCCGTCCCGGCAAAGGGACCAGCCCACCGCTTGTACGTCGGTCCAATGACCTGCATAAGGCCAACGGAAGGCGTCCCCATCTTTGCGTTGGAGTCCCAGTTATTGACGATGTCCGGGTTACCTCCGGACTCGACACCAATACGGTGCAGGACCGTTCCCAGAGCACTGGAAGGGAGACGCAGCATAGACAGGGCCGACTTAGCGACTGGTGCCCAACGCTGAACACCCTTACCCGATCCAGGCTCCGTGATGGAGTTGACTAGGTCGGGAATGTCAGCCTTGACCTTTGACCCGTTGTCGAAATCAAAAAGGCCCTTGGTGTTCGGTAGTGCTTCCTTTGCGTTGTCCAAGAAGCCGCTTACAACACGGCCCCCGTACTCGTAAGGAGAATTTATGATCTCCTTCACGACTTCCACGTTGTCAATCATGCGATTGAACGAACCGGAGAAAATATCCGCGATGTCACCGAAAGCGTTCTGGAAGGTGTCGATCGGGTTAGAGATCGTGTCCCAGATTGCCCCGGCAGAGTCCTTCACTCCACCCCACAGGTTGTCCCAAACGGCCCCCAGGGTCTTCGTAGAGAAGACGTCCCCTAGGTAGGACTTACCTCGGTCGACAATGTTTCCATGACCCTTCCAAACGTCATCCATGAAGTAATCGGTCAACGTTGGGGAGAGGGCCCCTCCGAGAATACCGGCCACCTGACCAACAACATCAGGTGTCTTCTTGGCGAACTTGAAGACGTCATGCGTGAACCAGTCGAGCAGGTCATAGAACCTGTCTGCCGCAGCCGTTCCACCGATGTGGGCCGACACGTCACCAGTCCCAAGAATGCCGTTCTGAGTGGACCCGCCAAGGTCATCAGAGGTCGCATCAAAGCCCATGGTCTTGAGCATTGCCGTGCCGATAGGCGCAATGTTCTGGAGCTGCTGAAGGTTCTTGAGTTCGTCAAGACCTATTCGAGCCCCACCACCAGTACCCCGAGCATGACGAGAGATCTTCCCTCGGACCGCAAGAGCGTTCCAAGTATTGATCTTCTCCTCACCGAGAGCCGCTGTGACCTCTGGACGGAGGACAGCCTCACCAGGCGACAGAATCGCCGGGATGTTGTCGACCCATGGCGAATAGCCAGGGAGGACGCCGTACCGGTTAGCGTCGTCGTGAGTTACCCGACCACCACGGGCAGAGTGCTTACCTTTGGGCTTCTTCGTACCCGAGGAAGAGGACCCGCCACCACCAGGAGACTTCTTGCCGATCCGGTCGAGGGCCCCATCAAGGCCGTCGCCCTCATCCTTGGCACTCTTGAGGGCCTTCTCTAGATCCTTAATGGCATCCGTGACCTTCTTGAGGCTTCGGCCATTCAGGAGGCCTACACGACCCGCAAGGGACTTAGAGCCGGTGCCCATTCCAATGATCTCGTACGCCTTGTGTGCAGCGTCCTCGACATTGCCGAACTGATCCTTCAGGGCCTTGAGGCTCTTAACCTTCAGCTTGTCGACGGCAGAGGACGTTTCCTTGACTGCCTTGGTCGTGCCGTTGGCTGCCTGGGTAACGCCCTTGAAGTGGTCCCGCAGGTTGGCCAGGGAACGGCCGTTAAGGGCGTGTACGGCCTTCTCAGCGTCCTTCGTGGCCTTCTCCAGCTCACCGACTCGCTTAGTGGTCGTCTCGACCTGCTGAGCCCTTAGAGAGCCAAGCTTCCGGTCGTTGAGGTTCTTCGCCTCAGTACCGGCATCCTTGAACGCCTTCGTAAGGTGGTCGGCCTTCTCCTTGACCTTGGTCAGTTCCTGCTCAACCTGGGTCAGGTGAACGTCATTCAGACGTCCCGCAGCCTGGTGGGTATTCCCAAGAGACTGGTTGGCCTGATTGGCAGCACCCTGAACGGAGTTACGGCCATTACCACCAAGAGCGTCGGCAATCTGCCGCATGGTCGAGTTGTTTACATCCCTCAACTCGTCCCGAAGCTCAGACATCTTTCGCTGAGCCTTTTCAATCTCGTCCTCAAGCGCACGGATCTGACGCTGATCACCGCTGGTGTCTGCACCGCGAGAGCCAAAGACTCGGTCCACTACACGACGGCCAGCACCACGGGTGTCACCGCCGTTCTGACCTGTCCGCGTGTCCCGGTAAGCCTGACGGCCTGCCTGACGGGCAGACCTGCGGACACTGCCGCGAGTCATGCCAGCGTCGTTACGAGCCTGCCTACCGACCCGCCTAGCGTCCCGGCGGGACATGCCGCTGTCTCGTGCGTCCTGACGGGCTGTACGGCCTGCTGTACGGCGGACTCGGCGACTCGCAGAGTCGGAGTTCTCCCGTACCTCACGTCGAGCTGCGTCACGCGCGTCCCAACGGTCAGTGGCGTTTGCAGCCCTCTGACGGCTTCCACGTACCGCGTCATAGGTGCCGACGACTCCACGGCCGACCGCTCGGAGAGGACCGAGGGCAGCCCCACCAATCTTCAGGAGCTTTCCGAAGAGCTTGGAGAGAAGGCCAACGGCAAGAATCATTGGCCCCCACTGAACGAGGAAATTGCCAACGGCAATGGCAAGCTTGTCCAGCCCCGAGGACTTCACCCATCCAACGACCTGATCAATCATCTTGACGAAACGGGAGACGGAGTCCAGGAAGGAACCGAGGAACTTCTTAACGTCAGGCGCGTACTTCTTCGCCATGTCCTGAACCTGATTGAGGATGCCGCCCTCGTTGCGGTAACCGACAAGGGTCTGTTCACCCTTACGGTCGTACTTGTACATGGGCACCTTCTTGCCCATGATCTTCTCGCCAAGACTGGTGTAGTCGTACTTGCCAGTCTTCTTGTCCTCCTTGATGAACAAGTTGCCCAGCTCGAACGTGGCCCGTTCCTTCATCTGCTGGACTCGGCCGGTAATCGTCTGACTGGTCAGCTTCTCGGCGAAGCCCTTGGACCCGTCACCCTTCTGGTGACCCTTGTACTCGTCAGGGTTCCAGTAGTTCAGAAGGGCATTCATAATTTCGGTGCCCTGGACGCCTGCCTTAACGCCCTTCTTGGCCTTGTTGGCAGGAGTACCAACGACCTTCCAAAGCTCCTGAGAGTTCTTGAACCCAAGGAGGTGAGCCAACTCAGAAGCAGGCATACCCGAAGCCGAAGCAAGCTGCTTAAGGTTTCGGGTCGGAGCCCGGTCCATGTCCATGATCATATCCATGGCGTACATAGCCCGGCGGAATTGCTCAGGGTCGAGGTTTCCCGCACGAGCCATCGAGTCACCGATAGCCATAATCAGGTCAGTGGTCTTGCCCGCAGCCTTGTTAGCGGCGTTCGTGCGTACGTCAGGATCCTTTGAGTACCACTTCTTATCCGAACCAGCCACGGAACGAATCAGCTTCATTTGGTACTCATGCATGACGTCAATGCTGTACGGCGTGTTAATGGCGTACTGCTGGATTGCGGTCATCTGCTTGGCAGATTCCTTGGTGGATACGCCAGCGGAAGTCAGACCAAGCTGACCAAGAAGCCTCTTGTCTGCGTTCGTGATGCCAATAGCCGAAAGGGCAGTACCGGCCATCGCCAGAGGAGCAAGGAACTTGGTCGAGATCAGGTTTCCAGCCTCGGTGATGCTCGTACCAGCCTCGTGGAACCAAGTTCCCATGTTCTTGAGGCTTGTCTCAGTACGCTTGAACATGGATGCAGTAGCCGTATTGGCGTCGGCGATAGACCGACGAAGGCCCCGGATATCAGACCGGGCCTGGAGTATGGCGCTCTGCTGGTCACTGATCTGCTGCTGAATAGCCGTCCGCTGTGCGGTGGCCTGAGCACGAATATCTGCAACCTGCTGCCGGACAGCATCCCGCTGAGCCTGGACCTGCTGACGAAGCGCTTCTCTCTGTGCCTGTACCTGCTGCTGCTGAGCACGCTTCTGGTCAGTGACCTGCTGCCGCTGCTGCCGGTCGGCATCCTGCGTCTGCTGACGGGCCAGGCGCTCGGACTCCCTGACACGGTCCTTCTCCGCCTGGAGGCGGTCCTTAGCGGCCTTCTCCTCCTGCCGGACAGTTTCCCTGAGGGCCTGCTTAGTCGTACCAGTGGCTTCCTCGGTCATGCCCTCGTACGACTCGTAAAACTTCCGAAGCTCAGCAAGTCGCTTCTTAGCCTGTTCGCCGTACTGCTTGGTGACGAATTTTTCCAGCTCAGCAATCGTCTCCGCAGAGTCCTTAGCCTCTGCTTCTACGGCCTGCTTAGCCTTCGTGGCCTGCTTCTTGACTTCCTTCGGGAGATTGGCCAGACCCTTGGTTACGGCCTCGTTCATCTCCTTCGAGGCAGCAAGACCGATCTTCTCAAGTTCGCCGGTGATCTTTCCGCGAAGCTCTGCCATGTCCTTAGCAAGAACCTTAGGAACGATCTCAACGTAACCAGTACCGACCTTGATAGGTCCGCGCTCACTCGACATGGAGCCTCCTAAAGCGAATTCATCCGCCCGAAGAAGGCCACCACTTCATCATTGGACGAGAAGTCAGATTGGGGCTCGGGCTTGGGCTCCGGATCGCCGGGCCTCGTAAGGGGAGAGGGAACTTCAAGGTCGTCGCTTTCACTGGCATTCGCCTTGATGAAGAGGAAGTTAGAAAGCTCGGCGGCATCACTGAGACGGGCCAAGAGGTAGTCCGTCTCGGACCACGTTGCCCGTTCATCCATAGCCATCAGGAGAGTGCTCCTGCCCGGCTTACGCATAAGGGAGTCAATGAGAACGCCGATACGGCGAATGGAGAGCCGTCCGCGCCAGAGGTCGAGTAGATCCACCTGGTAGAACTCCAGGAGATCAGCCTCTAGTTCGTCGTGGAACTCACGAATGACGCGAACGACTGCGATCAGTTTCCCTCGTCACCATCCCGACCACGGGCCTCGGACATCTTGTCAACGAGGGTGCCGAAGTCCTCAATCGTGGGGTTGGTGGCGAGGTACTCAGTGAACTGGCTCTCACCAAGGACAAGGCGAGTCGCCTCAATCTCGTCATCCGTCATCAGGAGCGCAAGAGGGAGCTTCTTAGGGTCCGTCGGCAGAGTGAACGTGATTCCGGCGTGCTGAAACGAGACCTCTTCGTTCAGGGCCTCAGCCTCCACCGCCTCCAGCTTGGCGGTAACGGCCTTCTTAGCGGCAGTCTTACGAGGAGGGCGAGGGGAAGTGTTCTCAGCGGTCATAGGGTCTCCTGGAAAGCTTGGGTGGGGTAAGAGAGAGGGTGCCGGGGACGTATCCCTGCCCCGGCTCAGGGCATCACTTACGGGATGATGTCGTCGTTGGTGAGCACGTAACCAAGGTTGCCGTTGTAGTCCATGGCCTCAATGGTCAGTTCGTACTTACCGTTCTCGGTCCGGTTAAGCTGGATAGCGCCACGGTCCGAAATCATGGCGCGAGGGATGACGCACCGGGACTTGATGGCACCCTGATTCCAGTCAATGACAAGAGAGATTTCCTTCAGGTCGGGAGTGCTGGAAAGGTTCAGCTTGAAAGTCCCGGAACCCACGGAAGTCTCTACCCACTCGGCACCCCAGAAAAGTTCTGTAGTTACCTCGTTCGTCTCCTGGAGAGTGGCCTTAATGGAGAACGAAGCCGAAGTGACGTTGTACAAAACTGGCACCGCGGACTGCCATGCATTTACCGGGTTGGTCTGAATAGCGGGAGTCAGAGTGACGCCGCCTTCGTCGACATACCCGAGGGGCTTGTAACCGGCTGGGGGAGTGGTAGTCCCCAGATCAGTAGGCGGAACGGTGCCGCCTCCACCCTGAACGGGTGCTGGAGCGACGTAGATAGATCCGTTGGGGGCAAACCGAATCTTGCTCGGATCATTGGCCATAGGGCCTCCTGGGGGCATAAAAAAAGCCCCCCAGTGATGGAGGGCTAAGACAAAAAGGGATCAGGCGGAGGTGTAGTAGATCTCGACCTCTCCGCCGTACATGTGCTCTCGGGACGAGTCATCTGGGTAGTAGCGGGGAAGGGCGATGTCCTTAACGTCAAGGATCAAAGCACCTGCAACCGCCTTGCCTGGAAGCTCTTCTAGGAGCTTCTCCCGCACCAAAAGGGCGAGGTCGATACAAGCCTTACGGTCCATGCCATAGACGTCGTACTCGACGTGGGCGCAATCCTCAGCGTCCCGTACATGGCGGTAACCGCCCGAGGTCTCCAGGTAGATGCAGGTTTCCCCGGTCACATGCTCTGTCATGTCACCAAGGGGAGCGTCAGAGGGGATCTCTGGATGGTTCCTGAGGAACGAGACCAGGATCTCAACTGGATCGAGCTTCATTAAATCCTCGCCTTCAGCAAGGCGCCCTTGAGCCAGCGACGGCCGGGATGCCTACGGCCGGATCTATCGGTGAAGCCTCGTTCAATCAGCATGGCGTGACGTACTCGGTCGTTCGCTTCGGTATAGACACCGGCGTACCAACCGTCACGGTCCATAGCAACCACAGAGTCAATCTGTTCTCTGATGGAGTTCCAAGAAGTCTTGCCCGCAGCACCACGGCGGGGAGCATCTCCCTTGGCGTATGCCTCAATGCGTTTGGTCGCAAGCTCTAGAAGTTCCTTCGTACCGAACGACGTATAGAGTTCCTTCTCCCAGTTCCTCCGAAAGGTGACCTTGCCTCGGGATTCGCTCATCGGATATCCCTCCAAGCCACCAGGCGGATATGTCGACGTGACGTCTGGGTGTGGTGTCTTGGCTCTCCCTCTACCTCATACCAGTGCCCTTCGAGATAGAGCCTGTCTGTGGCAGTCACGTCAGCATCGACGGGAAGGAAGACAGCACGTCGTTCCTGGGAGATGTCACGAGCAGGAGAATAGGACTCATAGGCGCTATCGGGCTGGACGCTCCCAAGGCCTTCCCAGACCTTCACGGCCTGGGTCCAGTCCGGCTTGGACGTGTACGCGTTCTGAGCCTTCACGCTCGTACGCCAGACCTCGACGGGGTCAGTAGCCGTAAGCATGGGGGCCCTCCCTCCGGAGGGTCATGACACCGACACCACGGCGCCGGTACGACTTCAGAGCCGTCCTGGTGAGGGCTGAGAGAGCCTGAGTACTGGAAGCGCCTGAGAACTCGATCTCGACCTCTCCCACGCGCTCTTTGGAGACACCAGGAGAGACGGCAAGCCACCGCATGACCTCAGAACAGGTGATGGCCTTGAGGGAGGCCGGGGACGTCGGGAAGCCCCAGGACGCTGTAAGCGTCACGAGGCCCTCAGGCCAGTAGCTCAGACCGTCCGTGAACACGAGCTGCCTGCCGTTGAAGGTCCAGCCGGTCACGGCCTGGCCCTCGACCTCGACGGCCGAGACGGTCATGAAGGTCAGGTACCGAGCCGGTACGGAGAGCCGACATCCGCCGTCGGCGTACACCCCAAGCTCTTGGTCCTGGCGCCGGTCCATGTCCCTACCGCAGTAGTCCTCTATAAGGCCTGTGACGTCCTCAAGGAACGCAGAAATACGGGGGGATTCATCCTGAGAGACGGGCTGCCCAAGACGGGCAGCCACGTCCTCTACAGAAGCCAATGGCATTCTGACCTCCCTAACTAGCTAAGGGAGATCAGGGGGTCTCCGTGATGGTGATCTTCAGACCACGGACGAACTTCTCACCAATGGTCGTGCCCCGGACGTTGTAATCAGGGTCTTCCTTGACGGTGGCAATGCCGTACATGGTGTCAAGGCCGATGGTGTCCATCTTTTTGCCGTAGTCGTAATCGACCAGCATTCGGGTAGCGATCCCGTTCACGTCCTGGACAGAACCAGTAACCGCACCCATTGGCAGGGCCGGGCAGACCGAAGCGATGAGCATCGCCGACTTGTGGAAGAGGTACATCTCCAGACCGAAGGAGTTGTGAACCACGATGTCGAAACCGTAGATACGGCCAATCGTGGCCCGACGCAGAGCGTTGGTGTCACCGGAGTAATCCACGGCAACAAACTCGGGGTCCTTCAGGAGGATTGCCTCAACCTCAGGACCAGCAATGAGGTATCGCTCACTGGTAGGCACAAGGGCAAGGTTCATGTTCATTCGGGCGTCGACAAGCGCCGTACGAATGTTGAGGGCTCGCTGAGTAAGCTTCGCCGCTGTGCCGTCCGCAGCCGGAATAGAAACCGCGATGTCACCACCAACGGCGTTCTTCTGGCCAGTGGTCAGAGACGACCGGTTAATGTTCGCCTTGATAAACGCTGCAACAGTGTCATCGAAGTACTCGGCGAAACCCCTGGTGAGCTTCGAGAGGACCTGAGCACCGAACTGACGGAGGTCGAATGCAACCGACTCCATACCCAGCGAAGTAGCGTTCTGGGCCAGCGTGGTGAGCTGGACCGGAAAACGAGATTCGTTGACGAAGCCGTTAGGCGCCCGACGGTCGGCCGCAGGAAGCGGGCGGTCCGAAGCCGCCGCAAAGACGTTCTTGTCACCCGTGATTGGGTTCACGATCGGGTTGGAGATACCACCAGCCACAACCGGAATACCGCGAGACTCGCGGTTCACGTTGATGACGTCACCGATCCCACCACGGAAGTTCAGCTCAGAGTATCGAGCCGGAAGACCACCAAGGGTGAGCTGTCGGTCAAGGATGCCCAGTGCAGCAATGGTCACCTGAACTGGGTCAAGATTAAAGTGATGCTGAGTAGCCATTCAGCCTCCAAGAGGGCATAAAAAAAGCCCTCCAGGCGTGGAGGGCTGAGAAGAGGGAGGGGAGAGGCTTAGAGGAAAGATCCCCCGGAAATGAAGTCCGCCAACTCGTTTGGATCGTTGCTGGTGAACTTGCCGGTGCCACCCCGGTTATGACCGGCGCCCGCAAGATGCGGGAACCCCGATCCGGAATTCTGCTTAGGCAGCGACTCAATGAACTGCTTGACCGCATCCGCATTGGGACGCTCGTTCTCGCCCTTGAACTGGGCAAGGTCCAGAAACTTGAGGTCGGGAAGCTCCGCACCAAGAGTCACGGCCTGAAGCCGAAGTTCTGCCGTGACCAGCTCCGTAGAGACCTCTCCGAGCGCGGACGTCCGGCCCTCGGTCTTAGCGGCCTCAATGGCTGCCTGCTGGGCTGCCTGGAGCTGCTGAAGCTCTGTGCGGGTGGTGTTGTAGTTCGTCTCGTTCTGGCGAGAGAGCGCCTTCCACCGGTCCCGGTCGGTAGTCAGCTCCTCAACAGTCGGCGTAGCCGGTGTAACCGGCGGAACCGGAGGAGTGACCACAGGAGCTACAGGAGGATTGCCCTCGGTAGTGGCTGGGGCCTGCTGACCAGGTTCATTCTGAGTCGTCATATGGGATTCCATTTCGGAAGGGACCTAGCGCCATTTCGGCAGGTCGTTACTTGGCCTCGTTGATCTTCCGGTTTGCATTACCGGCGTTGCCCTGAGGGGGCTTGGAGGCGGAGGGGTTCTGAGGTTCCGGCTGTGGCAGAAGCTTTTGGATTTCAGCCTGTGCCTTAGCGTCGTCCTTCCGCATTTCGCGGAAGGAGTCGATTTGGGCAGCGGTGAAACCAGCCTCAGACCAGAGAACCTCTTCAGGCACATTGAGCTGCTTAAGCTTGAGCAGGGCATCAATGTGTTGCGCTTCAGTTCTGTACTCGGGATCACGCCAACGAGTTTCCATCTCGAAAGCGTCCTTGCGCTTGTCGCCCTTCACGGCGAAGCACAAGCGGATGATCCTTTCCCAGGACTCACCGAAGTGCAGCATTCGTTCCCGGACCTTGGCCACGAGTCCAGCCTCAGCCGAAATGATGGCCTCACCGGAGATAGTTCCGGAGGAGTTGACCAGGAAGTAATGGGACGGTACCCGGCTAACACTCGCAAGGTGCTGGACGAGCATGTCTACGAGGGTTACGTAATTCTTGAGGTCAGCAGCAGCGAAGGAACCAAACTTGGCGTTAGGGTCCTCGGCCTGCAAGAGCTTGTCGTGACCGACGTTGAACGGCTCAATGGGATTGCCGTTAGCGTCCTCCTGGATCTCCAGGCCGGTCACAAAGCGCTGAGGGAAGGCAGCAAACTCGGAAGCCGTCAGAGCGTCCATGACGGTCTTGTTGATGGCATCCTGAATGGGAATGACGTTAGCGAGATCAGAGAACGGCTCACCTATCAGGCGAGAGCGGTTCTCAAATGGCACCACAGGAACGACACCCAATGGGTTGGGCTGCCTCGTGCCTCGGTCCCATTCAAGCGTTCCGTAGGCAACCTCGTAGACGTATTCCTCAGTCCACAAGGTCACCTGCTGACGGCCCCATGAGTCCATCTCGAACCGTGCTGCGGCCTCCAGCTCCCAGAGGGAACCGGCCTTGTAGCAGACGGCCATACGGTCAGGCGATACCGGCGTAATCGTCGGCTCCCCATCCTTGTCAGCCCAGACAACTGCGTAGGCCTTGCCCTGGATCAGGGCTTCAAGGTGAACCGAGTTGGAATAGGCATCCATGGAGGAACGCTGCCAGAAGACTCGTGCGTCCTTGTCGGTACCCGACTCACCAGGGATACGAAAGCTGTCGACGTTGAGACGCTCGTTCGTGGCATCCACAATCATCCCGCAGAAGTTGTCTCGCCACTGTTCAAAGACGCTGGAGAACGCAGCCTTATAGCGCATCTGAGAGAACGCTAGCTTCTGCTGATCGCCCTGGTAGTACTTGCTGAAGTCCTTAGACGGATGATTAGGACCAGGGAGCTTCCCATAGAGGTACATGAGCCACTGGTCTGGAGTCTCAGGCTTGCCGATAAAAGCCGTATGGCTTCCTGGTGGCACGATCATAGGCAGGCCTCCTTAGAAGCCCACTACGCGGCTCCTACGTATCTTGAGTCGTCCATCTGCGATGGCATCGGCGCGTGCCTCCATGGCGAGTACGGCGCAAACAGCAAGGTCAATTTTCCGCTTAGAGCGCGGACTGTCTTTTTGAATCAGGATTCCTTGAGGAACCTCACGAGTAACGGCATTGAGGACGTGGCGGGTTAGCTTCGGGTCGTTCTCATGCTTAAGGTCCCCGACCGTCACAGCACTACGGAGACGCTCAATCGCTTGCGTCATCCTCGTTGGCTTGTTGGTCCAGAACTCAAAGACGTAATCATCGCCATACTCGATTGACCACCGGCCGATAGCCTCTTGCCAATAAGGCGGGTCACCGTAGAACCACTCGACCCGGTACGTCTCAAAGGCTCGCTTGACTGCGGCCTCTACTGCGAGGACGTCAATTTCCCAGTCGTCGTGAGCGTTCTCAGGACGCTCCCAGACGTCCAGGACGAATACCTTGGCGTCCCTCAGCCTGGCTCCCACAAGCCCTGTTGAGTCTCCTCTGATACTTCCGTCAAAGCCGATAGCGATCTGATCGCCCGGCATAATCGGGTCCGTGTCGGAGAAACAGGCATCCCACTCCGTCTTACTCATCCAACCGTCGGAAGACTCCGCGATCTGGTTGAAGAAGAACCGGCAATAGGTGCTGTCAGGGGTCGTACGGTCATAGAGGATCGTCCTCGTAAGACCGTCGATGTCAGCCCAGGAGGCGTCTCCGTAGGCCTCTATGAGGGCCTTACGGACCAGGGACTCATCACGGATGTCCTCAACGTCTATGCCGCCCTCAAGGCAGTCATAGAGCCAATAGCCCTGAGCGACCATGTCAGACTCAAAGATGATCTGAGCCACAGAGTCTTCGTTGGGGTTGAAAGCGTTGGTCGTGCAGACCCACCGAGAACCGGCCTTGGTCGTCTTCTCAATGTTTCGCTTCAACGTCTGGTAGAAGTCCGGGCCCCCATTCGAGGAAACCCAGTGATGGACCTCATCCATCAGACAAAACGATGGCCTGTTTCCCTCATTAGTACGCCCCGCGGTGGCCTTTGGCCGGATGCTTCCGGGCTTACCAGACTTGAACTGGATCGTGGACTTGGTGATCTCTAGCCCGAATTCCTTCTCAGCTGGAGACTCCGACAGCATGCCTCGGATAAAGTCGACGGTCTGTTCAGTCTGGTCGAGCGCTGTAGCACCGATCTGCACAACAGGCAGAGGGACACGCTTGCCGACAGGGAGGCCGAAGGCGTCAAAGTGGCTGAAGCGACAGGGACCGAGGAATTCAACAATTGCGAGAGCTGCGAGGAGAGGGGTCTTACCCCAACCCTTTGCCCGCCTTAGCGTGGCAGCCGCGTACTTCCAGGAACCGTCAGGGTTAATGGCATAGAACCAGAGCACAAAGCGGAGTTGCTCGGGAGTAAACTTCCAAGCCTCACCGGCCGAGTCTCCGTCAGGCTGAACGATGTACTTCTGACACCAACGAATAATGGCGTAGCCCAGGGTTTCACTGGGCTTCGGAACCCCCGCAGGCAGATTTCCAGTCTGCAAGGGGCCTCACCACCTGTTCAGTTTTCAGTAAGCAACTTGAATAGCGCCTCATCGGTTATCTGAGTTTCTGGGGGACCCCCAGCCGGCGCCTCGTTATCAGAGTCGTCCTCGGGGTCCTCAAGCTTCATACGGAGACGGTTTCTGTCCTCGACCGTGGCGCCCCACTTGGCAACCCTCTGACGGATTTCACCGGCAAGCTTCGTATCACCCTTGAAAAACTCGTCAACCAACTTGCAAGTGATCTCAAGTTCAGCCCAGTCGGTATCAACCCAAGTGGTTGTCTGAGGAGCCGTTGACCACGTCTTCCAGAAGCGCTTAGCGCCCCCTGTGGTGACTCCCAGGACCCTGGGAAGCTCTCGGCCCGGCTGGGCCTCCTTGGACAGCTCCTGAGCGTGCTGGTGGACGTTCCTGCGCACAGCGTTGTCCTTCGGTGCGGGACCTCGTGTCACAGCCTCACCACCGGCAGGACCGGGTACAGGTCTGCGAGGTCGTCCAGCTCCCACAGGGCTTCCTGTCGCCAACTGCGTTCCCGCTCAGCCCTGTTGGGCTGTCCAGCGTCCCGCAGGCGTGGGCCGTCCTGGGCCTGGTCGTCCTCGTGCATTCCTGCATCAACCCCCGTGATGTAGTAACAACAACGGCCCCCACCGAGGGGGCCGGATGGTCTGACTAGCAGGTCTCGAACCTGCCGCCTCTCGCTCCCAAAGCGAGCGCTCTACCTACTGAGCTATAGCCAGATGGCTGGGCGGGCCGGAATCGAACCGACGCCTCTCGGCTTTGGAGACCGAGCGTGCTTCCAGTTGACACCACCACCCATTGCAAGAGAGCCGCTGTCTCACAGCGCCAAGGGAGTGCATGCCCTACATATGTCTCTTGCTCCGTGAATCTGGAAGGACTCGAACCTTCGGCACTCGGGGTGTAGGCCCGATGCTCCGCCGCTGAGCTACAGATTCAAAGTGATTCAGGTAGGACTTGAACCTACGGCCAGAGGATTAAGAGTCCCCCGCTCTACCAACTGAGCTACTGAACCGAAGTGGCGGGAACGGGGATCGAACCCGTGACCTCCGGGTTATGAGCCCGGCGCGCTACCAACTGCGCTATCCCGCTAAAGCTCTCTGCCATGGATTCGAACCACGATTACCCGATCCAGAGTCGGGTGTACTGCCGTTGTACGAACAGAGAATGTAGGCGCGTTACGGGATTCGAACCCGTGTTACCGGGTCACCCCCGGAGTCCTGAGCCACTAGACGAAACGCGCTAGCCGTCCGTCCCCTGATCAGGGGGAGTTTCAGGCTACGGGGAGCTACCCCTCTGCTGACATGGCTGGACTCGAACCAGCAACACGCGACTTAACAGGCCGCTGCTCTGCCATTGAGCTACACGTCATTGACCAAGAGAGAAGCCGGGGACTCGAACCCCAGGAGGTCAACCACCCAATTGCGTCAGGCGTTGGTACCCACCAACCTAGCCTCTCTCCTTGCGCCCCCTACCGGATTCGAACCGGTGGCCCTCCGCTCGACAGGCGGACGCTCTAGACCACTGAGCTAAGAAGGCGTACCGGTTTCTCAATGCAGTACCGGAAAGTGCACACGGGAAGAGTTTAGACATAGGAGTAGGACCGTGAATCACTCCTAGTTGACCATCCAGGATTTGAACCTAGGACCCCCGCCTTATCAGGGCGGTGCTCTAACCTGACTGAGCTAATGGCCATTGCGTCGGCCCTGGTGGACTTGAACCACCGCGCCCGGGATTTCACTCCGGTGCTCTCCCCTGACTGAGCTAAGGGCCGTTTCCCTCCCACAAGGAGGGCATTACGTGTGTCGATCTCGTACTGACTTCTCCCTGTGGCAGTCAGCGCAGAGCGTCTGAGCGTTCTCCAGGGTCCATGCGCCCCCCTTGGCAATGGGCTGCACGTGGTCTACCTCCAGGCGCTCACGAGCCCCACAGAGGACGCAGGCGAAGCCGTCACGAGCCAGGGCACGAGGCCGGACAACCCGGCTCCAAGCTCTCTGAGCTGGTCCCTGCTGGCTGTTCCTGGCGCTCTTTGCCTCCCAGGCAGGTGGAGCGTGTGTAACGCATCGGCCACGGTATGCGCTCCTAGAAGTGCAACCACGGACGTAGCAGATGGAGGCGGCACGAGGCATCGGCTGCACCTCACTTCATGATCACGTTGTTGCCAGGCAACGGAAGGAGAGTGGGCGGCCCCGGCGGGTGCTGGTCTAGCGCCGGGGCCGCTGTCCCAACTGGCTCTCTACCTAGGCGACTTGCTACACCGGGGAGACTCAACAGAGGGAAGACAGATATGACTGAGGGTGTCTAACCAAACTCTAACTAAATCGTGTATTGCTCAACTTTAGTGAGTACTCTAAGTTACTAGTGAGTGGACAGAGTGTTTATTTAGCTACTTACTTGTTCTCTCACTAGGTATGTAGGTGTCCTCTCCTACCCCTTCGGACACGAGTCCTCTACAGTGAGAGCTAGGTCACATCACCATGTATGAGCGCCACCCCTCACATGATCGTTACGTAAGGTACGGGCACGACACGTCCGTACGGCTTGGAGGGGGGGACCCTCTAGCGGTAGGAAATTCAATACTAAACAGACCAAAGGAAAGATAAACGGTGGCTGCACTTCCTGAAAGCGATCTCGAATTGCAACAGCTCCTTTCCGCTGGCCTGACTGGCGTTGAGATTGCGCGGAGCTATCACGTGACCCCCGAGGCCGTTTACAAGCGGTTCGACAAAATGGGGATTAAGCATAAGGGCCCCGAGAGCCCTGTTACTGCTGTCCTGCCATGGGACATTGCGAATCACCCAGAGAAGAGACGACTAACAAACCAAGCGCCTTTCAGGGGATTGAGGTACTACCTGATGAGGCGCATGGGTCAGTCCCTGAGTGAGCGGGCAGAGGCAGACCTGAAAGCCTTCCTCAACCGCGTGCGGAACGGGGACGTCCTGGAGCTGGCAGAGGGCGCAGGCTTCCGGTACGTGTCTCGACAGCCCTCGGACGGCCGCTTGGTCATCCGCTGGCCAGACGGCATACCGATGGGGCCAGGGGCGCCGTACTTCGTGGATGACCTAGCCCAGGAGGAGGGGTAACTCGGCCCAAGCAGGGGGCCCACGGCGGGGAGTTGGTGTGTGAAGATCACCTGTTGACACAAGCGTCAACAGGGCGGGAACGGCGAGGCCCGGCAGGCTATGACCTGTCCGGGCCTCTTTTGGTTGTACTGTGAACGAGCTGTGAAGATGTGACATGAGTCACTCAGAAAAGGAGTGAGAAGTTCCGGTGGCTGCTGGTTAGAGTCGTTGAACGGTTGAACCGTACGCACGTTCGATAGCGGGTCGAACGGCAGGGCGGAGAGGTCACCAAGGCCACATGAACATGCTGATGCGAGACGGCCAGGACGAACCCACGTCGACGGGCAGCCCTCACCCGCATATACGCCACAGGGAAGACGTGCCCCACGAGGGAGCCCTAGCCGACTTCTACGGCAGGAGCCCGCTCAGCACGGTTGGTGGGGGGGTTGCGTTTCACTGGTCCACGCGGGAAGAGGCTATCGCGGGTATACATGCAGCAAAGATCGTGTCCAGCGTGGAGGAGTACCACTCCGAGAGCCTCATCATTACGAGGGTTGTCTCCCTTCAAGCGGGGACTTATTTCCTTGTGGTCGAGTCCGATTGCGTGTTTCCTGAGGACGTAGACGCCCTCGAAGCCTTGGGGGTGGAAGTGGGGGAGCCGTGGCGTACACGAGTCTTGGAAACTTCGTATTGGGGGAGGCCGCATCCGGCGCTTGCCATGTCGAGTACTTTCCAAGTGCACGTGGTGCACCCGGGGTGCCCTGACAGCAAAACAAGGAGGACTGTGCTTGTCTGAGCGATATAACCGAATACGCACGATGACACGCTCTGTCTCGCAGACGGAGCAGTATCTAGACAAGTGCGCGCACGCCTATTACCTACGCCGGGTTGAGGGGGTTACCCCTAGCCCGGCTGCTTGGTCTATGCAGGGAAACGCCTTCCACTCGGCCATCGAAACGTTCGAGATGGGCGGTAGGCGCCTTGGCGAGGAGTCCACGGCTGAGCTGTTCAGTCAGGACTACTCCGAGCGCATCAACAAGGAGTTGGACAAGGAGCCCGACCTCTCCAAGTGGCTGACGGCCGGACCGGACGGCGGCACGGACATTGAGGCTCGGTACGTCCTAGGACGGGACCAAACCAAGGCGTACGTCTCCTGGTCCAAGGACCACGGCCCAAGCCTCTGGAAGGACCCTCAGGGGCGTCCTGGGGTCGAGCTGCACCTACAGGCCGAGATAGGCGGCGTACAGGTGCAGGGCTACATAGACCAGCTCCCTCAGGAGCCGGACGACTCCGTGAGGATCCGGGACCTCAAGACCGGCAGCACCAAGTCCAAATTTCAGCTTCAGACGTACGCCATCCTCGTACGCAAGGCGTTGGGCCTGGTGGTCAACAAGGGGGATTGGTACATGGCCAAGAAAAACGGTCTGTCCCGCCCCCTCGACCTCTCCCAGGTGTCTGAAGACGAAGTGGGACAGAAGTACGCAGACATGGACGCAGGTGTAAAGCGCGGTGACTTCCCGGCCAATCCGGGATTCGGCTGTCGTTTCTGTGACGTTTCGCACTCGTGCACCTTCAAAAGGCGTTAGATATTCAGGTTGCGGTGACACTGCCGCAGGCATATGCTCCGGCTAGATCCCCCGCTGATCAGGCGGCTTTTTTTATCCCTCACGGGTTAGGTTGCGGTGATGCGGGGGCTCGGTACAGAAGGGAGGGGAAGCGGTGTACTCACTGGCGCAGTCAGTAGACATCAGGGGTGCGGCAGGGGAGCCGATCCCCCACAGTTTCAAGAGCCTTTCAAGGCTTGAGGTCGAGTTCCGGCGGGCCGAGTTCTCTTTGGTCGCAGCCGGACCCGGTACGGGTAAGTCGCTCTTTGCTGCCATGCTGGCAACTCAGGGCAATATCCCTGCCTTCTACTTCTCGGCGGACTCGTCCGCTGCCACACAGACGGCACGAGCAACCGCCATGATCACGGGCGATGACGTCAAGGTCGTGAAGGATGCTCTCCTCGGCGGAGACTTCTCCGAGTACGCAAAGGTGCTCGGTGCTCGTTGGTGGATGCGTTACAACTACGACGCGAGGCCAAAGCCGAGTGACATTGAGAGAGACCTCCTGTGCTATTACGAGGTCTACAACGTAAACCCCCACCTGATTATCGTGGACAACATCACAAACGTTGACACGGGAGTCGTGGGTGATGCCGAGTCGTACACATTCGGTCTTGAAGGCCTGTGTGAGTACCTCTCGGAAATGGCTAGAGTCACAAACGCTCATGTGCTAGGACTGCACCACGTCACGGGAATACATTCCGATGGGCTGTCTCCTATCCCGCTCAGCGGGGTAAAGGGGCAGGTGCACCGAGTGCCTAACGTGATCCTCACTATTCACAAGGAGATTGACGGGATGAACTCCCGGATACTCCACGTGTCGCCGGTCAAGAACCGGGACGGTTTCGAGGATTCGAGCGGAAACACATTTGCCAGCTTCCGGCTGAACCGCAGCAATCTGCGGTTGGAAGAGATCGACGAAGACATTCCAGGTCTCGTCTAAAAATCACTTGAGTCGCGGGAATTGGGGAGCAACCATGTTCAAGGGATGCACGGCAGCACCGGTCAAGAAGACGCACACGGGCGGATTCACGGCCACCAAGGAATTCGGGTTCTCGCTGGAGAAGAAGTTCCCGGACCTCGATCTGTCCAAGGTCGACACCGAAGGCGCTGCCGTCATCGTGCGAGTGGACAACCCTAGGGCCCTCCACCTGCACAAGCTCTCTCGGTACCTCACCAGTGCTGCCAAGGGTGGTGTAAAGACGGCAGTCATCAGCGTGCCCTCTCGGGGCCTCCTGACGGCTGTACCTCTCTTCAATCTCTTCCTCATGGTGGACACCGGCGCTCAGGAGAAGGACATGGCACGGCTTGAAAGGGTCATGCGAACGGGGGGCTGATGGCCGAACCCAAAAAGGGATACCGGCTCTGTCAGAAGTGCGATAAGAACAGGTCTGAGAAGTTCTTTACTCCTCGGGGGAAGACCTGTTCTTTCTGCCGAAAATCCAGTAGACGTACGGCAGCGCGAAACAATCGAATACTGAGCACCTACGGATTGACCGCAGACGAGTACAAGAAACTCTTTGACTACCAAGATGGTCGCTGCGCAATCTGTCGAGAGACACGCACAACCAATTTGGCCGTGGACCACTGTCACAAGACAGAGGCGGTACGCGGCCTTTTGTGTGCCCGCTGTAACGGTCAGCTCCTAGCGCGGGGGGCTAGGGACCGGCCAGAGGTTCTAAGGCGGGCAGCGGACTACCTAGAGGACTATCCGGCTTGGAAAGCCCTCGGACCCAGATACACATTCGATAAGGGGAACGAAAATGGCTGAGGTCAAGCGCACCACCGTTGAGAAGCTCGTCACCAAGACCGAGCAGGTTCCGGCCTACACGCTCACCCTGTCCAAGGATGAGGCCCTTGCCGTCATGGTCCTCGTGGGCAACGTGGGGGGCTCGTCGCACGACACTCCGCGCAAGCACGCGGATGCCGTTTACCACGGCCTTCGTCGGGCCGGTCTGGACGTTGTCAGCCACGACTTTCAGCGTCAGCTTAAGGGCACTGTTCGGTTCGAGAAGAACCCCACGAAGAGCCCTTACTCCTTCTGAGGTTCCCAATTCAGGGATAGGCGCCCACTGTGAGCGAATCCCAGTCAAAGCCGTCAATCGGTAGGGTCCTCGCGCACTTCTATGGGTTCGAGACGAAGGCCGTGAGGGGGCGAGTGAAGATTCCTTGCCCCCTTCCGGGCCACCCGGACTCAAATCCCTCCGCAAGCGTGGACCTGGATAAACAACGTTGGAACTGCTTCGGATGCAACTTGTCTGAAGACTCCTACGCAGTGATCATGAGGGAGAGGAAATGTGGCTTCACTGAAGCCAAAGAATTTGCGCATAGCGAATTCGATGGAGGTAGCCCGGACATACCACAAGATGTACGAGGACAGTCCGGCTCAGGCCTACGTCAAGGCACGAGGCCTAAACGAAGTGGCAGCGGGGTTCGGTCTGGGGTATGTCGCTTCGGCGATACCTGGACATGAGCGGTTCACTGGCTTCCTTACCATCCCGTACCTGAGGCCTTCAGGCGGAGACGATTCCGTCGCAACTGTTCGTTTCCGCTGCGTCGCTGATCAGTGCGTCAAGGACAGTGACGGGACGTACTTCTTTGAGAAGCAGCAGAAAGAGCAGCACGAAGGGCACGGGAAGTACCTGACACTTCCCGGAGACCCGCCCCGCATCTACAACACTCCAGCGCTCATTGAGCCGTCCCCTTTCCTAGTGGTGGTTGAGGGGGAGTTCGACACCATGACCTGGAAGGCCGCAGGCGTCCCGGCTATCGGCGCCCCTGGCACCGGTACATGGCGGGACTACTGGACTCCAGCTCTCAGGGGATACCAGGCCGTATATCTCATCTCTGAGGATTCAGCCGGATTCAAGTTCATGGAGTCCCTTGCGGCAGAGATGCCCAACGCCAAGATTATTGAAATGGTGGGGAACCTCGACACCAACTCCACTTACCTGCTTGAGGGCCCTGGGGCTCTTCTGGAAAGGATCGGGCTGTGAGATTCAAGGCCGGTGACAAGGTCCGTCTCATAGGCGGAGGAGAGAACAAGGGCATAGAGGGCTCTATCGCTGCCGTCAATGCTGCCTACACAGCTCCATACCCGTATTACGTCAAGTTGCTCTTTGAGGACGGCAGCTCAAAGCACCTGGCTTTTGGAGAGGCCGAGTTGGAGCCCTGGAGTCCCAAAGGAGCTGCCGACAACGTCAACAGCCCGAGCCATTACACGTGGCTGCCGAACGGCCTGGAGGTCATTGACCTCATCGAGCACCTGATGACTAACCGGGGCAACGCCGTGAAGTACCTGTGCCGGGCCGGACTGAAGAGCCCGGATACGGAACTGGAAGACCTCAGGAAGGCCGCTTGGTACGTCCAGCGGGAAATCAAGCGGATCGAGAAGGTGAAGGGTAATGGCTGAGCTTCTAATCACCATTCAGCACAAGACGGCTGAGGGGAAGGGGGCGTACTTCTCTACGTCTCTGGAAGACGTCGATCCTGAAGAGTGGAAGAAGGAAGTCTCTGAGGGCTCGAACATCCTCCTTAAGGACGGCTTCTGTGTCGAGGAGAGCCCTGGGCATTACGTCTTTGTTCCGCCGCACGCCATCTATCGGGCTGACTTTGAACTGATCCAGGAGGACGGCAAGTGACTGTCACGGCTACCGACACTCAGGTTCTGTCCATGCTCAAGGAAGTTGTTTCCGAGCGCCCCGAGTACACCTATTCGGCACCTGAGTACATGCTCGACGGAGATTTCTGCTTCTACGTCCACCAGGACCAAGAGGGGAACAACGTGGGTGCCGGGTGTGGGGTGGGCGTTGTACTTCACCGGCTCGGCGTTCCACTGGAGGAACTCCGCAAGCATGAAGGTAAGTCCGCTCTCCAGATACTTCGGCTTGTTGTTGACGGAGCCAGCCGGAAGACCGCAAGAATACTGGACAATTTCCAAGGCGCTCAGGATCAGAAAATGCCTTGGGGAGAGGCGTACGCAAAGGCTACGGGGGAGACCATTTGAAGCGTGTAGTTGTTCTATCGGACCTTCAGGTTCCGTACCAAGATCCGAAGGCACTCAACAACGTCATCGGGTTCATTGGGGACTATCAGCCTGACGAGCTGTACCAGATCGGTGACCTGAACGACTACGAGACCCCTAGCCGTTGGAACGAGGGCACTCGTTACGAGTACCGGCAGCAGGTTCGTAGCGACTCGGACGTCACCAAGAAACGCGTCCTGGAGCCGATCAGGGCTGTCTATGACGGCCCCTTCGGGATCCTTGAAGGTAACCACGACCTTCGGCCGAGAACGTACCTCAGTGCCAAGGCCCCGGCTCTTGCCGAGTACGCCGATGACTTCCACTTCTCCAAGCTCCTGGACTTCGGCGCCTTCGGTATCGATCTGACTCCGCCGTTTCACAAGGTTGGGCCCGACACGGCACTGATACACGGCCATGAGATCAAGGGCCTGTCGAGCATCGCCGGAACCACTGCGTACGGACATGCGAGCAAGGCCACGATGAATCTGGTTATGGGCCACACTCACCGGCTGGGCATCCGCCGTCACGGCCCATCGCATCTCGGGGGAATGCGTTGGGGAATGGAAGTTGGTCACATGATGGACCCGAGGAAGGCTCAATACCTCGGCCCGGGGGCTGTGGCCAACTGGCAATCCGGCTTCGGCATTCTCTACGTCGGAGACCACGACGTATCGCCGGTTGCCGTCGACATTCGCCGAGACGGCTCCTTCGTTGTGGAGGGGACCAGGTTCGGAAAGGTAGCGCGAGGCGCCGGGGGGCGTTTCGCTAAGCGGGGGGAAGCAGCATGACCCAAGTCGATTGGGCCCACATGGCGGAGGTGGCTGACAAGGTCGCTCGCTCGATCGCTCTTAACTGGAGCATCGTTGAGAAGGACGACGTAAAGCAGCACATCCTGATGAACGCTTACGAGCGTCGCCAATCCCTTGAGGAGCACTGGGGTGATGAGGCGTTCGTTTACGCCTTCTGCAAGAAGGTGGGAAACCAGTACGCGTCAGCCGAGCGGGACGCTCGGGACGTCGAGGACGGCCAGTACTACTACACGCCGCAGGAAGCCCGGCAAGCCCTTGAAACCTTCGTCTACTCAGACGACGAGATGGGGCAGCTAATAGGCCGTGAGGACGACCTCCTAAGGGCCCGTATCACAGACAGCCTCATGACGGCCCGTATGGATGCCTCCAAGGGCCTCAACAGGCTGCCAAAGCAGACCAGGGCCGTACTCATGAAGCGGTACGTCTACGGCCTGCCTGCGGCCGACGACGCAGAGCGCAAGGCGGCTAACCGAGCCGTGGACGCTTTGGCGCGTCAGATGAACCGAGATCTACGAAGGGTGACCGTATGACCTTTTCCACCGAGACGGCAGAGACCGTCTTCAAGAGGACGTATTCCCGAGTCAAGCCCGATGGGCAGCAGGAGACTTGGGAGGAGACGACTGAACGTGTAGTAGACGGAAACCTTGCTCTTGTGGCTCCCCGCTACATTGAGAAGGGGGAGCGGGAAAGTCTCCTCGCTCTGATCCGCAGCTTCAAGGTTCTTCCCGCCGGACGGCATCTCAAGAGTTCTGGGGTCAATAACTTTGCCCTCAATAACTGTTGGGCTGCCGGATGGGACCCTGAAAAGCCTGAGGAGCACTTCACCTTTAGTCTCTTGAGACTTGCTGAGGGCGGGGGTGTCGGGGCGAACTTCAGCAGCCGATACCTTGCCGACTACCCTGATGTAGTCGTGCCGGTAGAGGCCCACATCGTCTGTGATCCGACCCACGCTGACTATCCGGACCTTGTTGAGGCCGGACTCATCAGCCCGGAGTACAGCCACGAATGGACCGGCGCCTATGAGGTGGGCGACAGCCGAGAGGGGTGGGCTGAGGCCCTGGGGGACCTTGTACGGACGTCGATGGAGCCTAAGACGGCTCACACTGATCGCGTGTACGACGTAAGCCGTGTACGGGCCAAGGGGAGCCCGCTGAAGCAGTTCGGGGGGACTGCTAGCGGTCCGGCCCCGTTCGCTCAGATGCTCCGTGCCGTCGGCAAGGCTCTGAAACGGACTGAACGCGCTGGTGGTCGGCTGACTGGCATTGAGGCCATGGAGATTGATCACGAGATTGCACAGTGCATCGTGTCGGGTGGTGTTCGCCGGTCGGCTCGAATGTCCATCATGCATTGGCGAGATCCACTGATCTGGGACTTCCTGACCATCAAGGCCCTGGGAGGCCACTGGACTACCAACATCTCTGTTGAGATCGACGATGAGTTCATTGCCGAACAGGACGACCCGAATTCTTCGGCCGGCGCAGTATTTCAGGCGATAGCCGAAGGAATGCTCAATAACGGTGAGCCGGGTATTTGGAATTCGTCTCTGACTGCCGTTGGGGAGGTGGACGGCACTTACACAACCAATCCATGTGGAGAGGCAACTCTCACCCCTTGGGAGCCGTGCAACCTCGGCTCTGTCAACCTCGGCGCGTTCGTCGACGAGGCTGGAGAGGTTGACGACGAAGGTCTACAGGACGCACACAGGTACCTGACCCGATATCTGATCCGTGCAACCTTCGCCAAGGTGTCTGACCCGAAGTCGGCCGAAGCCATCGCCAAGTACCGGCGAATAGGCGTGGGCCACCTAGGGTTCGCTGACTTCCTGGTGAAACTCGGCATCAAGTATTCCAGGGCAACGGAAAAGGGGATTGGCTATGAGCTTGACATCATGGCGACGACCGTAGACCTTGCAGCCCGAGAGTACGCAAACGAGCTTCGGATACCTGTTCCGATCAAGACGCGAGTAATCGCGCCTACCGGAACGACCTCCAAGCTTGCTGGTGTCTCCGGTGAGGCCACTCACCCTCCGTTCGCTGGATACTTCATCAGGCGTATCAGGTTCTCGGATCTGGAGCCTTCCGAGGTTGCTCAGGTCGAGAAATACCGGCTGAAGGGGTACCACGTTGAGCCGGACATGTTCGCGCTCAACACGACCGTGGTCAGTATCCCTACGAGAGACCCGCTAGTAGACGCTGGTGGTGGAGTCTTCTTCCAGGACGCCGGGCAGCTTTCTCTACGGGACATGCTGAATGTTCAGGCTCTCTATCAGGAGTATTGGGCGGATCAGGCCGTGTCCTACACGATCAACGTGGACCCTAAGAAGTACACGGCAAGGGATCTAATAGCGGCCCTAAAGCCGTACCTCCCCAAACTTAAGGGAACGACCGTGTTTCCTGAGATGAGTTTCCAGCAACCGCCTTACGAGCGGATTGACAAGGCGACTTACGAAAAGCTCATTGCTGAGATCGGGGAAGAGACCACCGATACCAGTTACGACGAGATCTGTGCATCTGGGGCTTGCCCCATCTAACCGGAGGACCGATTGAGTTTCCCCAACCCATTTGATGGCCCCAATCCGTGGGGCGAGAAGGACCAGCCCAAGGAGGCCCCGCCTATGACCGAGACCGTTACCGCGAACCCCAACAAGTTCGTCATCGGCCTGACGCTGAAGGCCGGTACCGGCTTTGAGTGTGAGTGGGTGACACCGAAGGTCTACGGCGCGACTGCCGATGAGGCCGCTCAGAACACCATTGACCTCATTAAGGCCCTGGCAGACAAGGGCGTTGTGGAGATGGCCTCGAACGCTGCTGCGGCCGTCCGAGGGGCCCACAAGGGCTCTGGTGGGGGCAATGCCTCCCGTGGGGGAGCTGCGGCCCCGAAGACCTTCCAGAACGGCCGTGTACAGGCTCAGAGCGGCGGTGGGGCTCCTGCGGGGGACTCCTGCCCTCACGGCCGGACCCTGCGAGAGGGGCAGGGCGCCAAGGGCGCGTGGGCGGCCATGTTCTGTAGTGCCCGTGAGAAGTCCGAGCAGTGTGACCCGCTGTGGAAGGACCAGAAGACCGGCGAGTTTCGCTAGGTCTTAGGTGCAAGTGGGGGCCCAGCAAATTGAGTTGGGCCCCCTTTCCTATGGAGTGAAAGTGACTGACATCAAGACTCGGTCTGACGTGACCGTGAAGCTCGTCAACATCTCTGCCAATGACGCAATGGTTGCAAGGGCTGCACGAGTCTCGACCATTGGCAAGGATTCGGCTGCGGACAACCTCCCTACCGAACGCCTTATCAACTTCCTCATGCGTGACCGGCACGGCTCACCCTTTGAGCACACGTCGTTTACGTTCCTTGTTGAGGCGCCAATCTTTGTGGCTCGTGAGCACATGAGGCACAGGGCCGGATGGAGCTATAACGAGGAATCAGGCAGGTATAAGGAGCTGGAAGGCGTCTTCTACGTTCCTCCGGGGAGTCGAAAACTCCAGCAGGCGGGAAAGCCGGGGGCTTACACCTTTGAGACCGGAACTGAAGATCAGTGGCACGCGGTTGATAAGGAATTTATATACGCTTACCGCGTTGCCTACTGGAGCTATCAAGCGATGCTGTCGGCTGGCGTCGCCCGTGAAGTTGCTCGGATGGTTCTGCCGGTCGGCATCTTCACGTCGTACTACGCGACATGCAATGCAAGGTCGCTCATGCACTTCCTGAGTCTCCGCACCATCAACGAGGGTTCCAAGTTTCCGAGCTTCCCTCAGCGTGAGATTGAGATGGTCGCAGAGCACATGGAAAAGGAATTCGCCCTCTCCATGCCCCACACCTACGAGGCCTTCCAGAAGAACGGAAGGGTGGCGCCGTGAATGGCTGGTTCTTTGTCGGCTTCTTCGGAGTGCTCTTCGTTCACTACGTGATTAGGGGCATCTGGAAGTGAGTAACAGGACTCCGGAGAACGGGCTAATCATCCTTCTGCTTCTAGCCGTAATCGGCGGGAGCTTCTTTGTCTGGACCCATGCCCCCTGTGGGCTCTGGAAGTTCTCCAAGGCAGGGGAGATGCCTGCCCGATGCATTGCTGAGGTGGTCAATCACAAATAGTAAACGGGGGGCTCATGCGGAGCATTCACTACAGCATCAAGGGGAGCCCAGTACACATCCGGGTAGTCGAGACTGAGGAAGACCTCAACCCATTTCGGGACTGGATCAGACGTACCCGAATAGCTGGATTCGACACGGAGACCACTGGGCTTGACTGGTGGAATACTGACCGAGGATTCCGTGTCCGGCTTGCTCAGTTCGGCAATGGGTCTGAGACATGGGTCATCCCCGTCGAGCTGGGCCCCGTCTTTGCTGAGGCGGTCAGGCAGGCTCTCCACCGACTTGAGTGGCTGGTAGCCCATAACGGCACGTTCGACCTCCACGCCGTGGAGGCCTGTCTAGACATTCCCATGGAGGAGCTTGCTCCGAAGATGTGGGACACGTCGCTTCTCGCTCACCTCGTTGACCCGAGAGGCGTCAAGGAGCGAGGCCCAGGCCTCAAGCTTGAGGAGCTGGTCAAGTACTACATTGACCAGAAGTCGGCCGAAGAGGTGAAGGGGTCGATGACCGCTATTGCCAAGCGGTACAAGACCACCAAAGAGAAGATCTGGGCCCTTGTCGACCTGTTCGATGAGGAGTACCTCCTTTATGCGGGCATGGACCCCGCTTGGGCCTACAGGCTCTTCCAGGTCCTCTACAAGCTCGTGCCGCATCGCTCGAAGGAGCGTGGCCTCATTGGCTGGGAACACCGGCTAGCGCACGTAACCGCAAAGCTTGAGCGAACCGGGTACCTCATGGATGTGGGGTACGCCGAAAAGCGGTGTGCGGAGTTGACTGCCGAACAGGAGAAGTGGTCTGCCGTCGCCAAGTCCTTTGGCGTCGAGAACCCCAACTCTAGTGCCCAACTTATTGGGGTCTTTGAGGCCCTGGGCGTGAAGCTTACGAAGCGAACCAAGCCGAGTAAGAACCATCCCAATGGCCAGTTGGCTATGGATGACGATGTCCTTTCCGGGCTGAATCACCCCATGGCCGATGCGGTAATAAAGTCGCGTAAGGCTGGCAAGTGGCGTAAGACGTGGTTTGAGCGAGCATTGAACGGCAGGGACTCTCTAGACAGGGTCCATGCAAGTATCAATTCCCTCCAAGCCCGAACGTCCAGGATGAGCATTTCGGGGAGCATCCCGGCACAGACATTCCCTTCGGGGGACGGGTATGTCAGGCATATGTTCCTTGCCGATGAGGGGCATGTCTCGTGTTCCATCGACTTCGGGAACATGGAGCTTCGCTATCTGGCTGCGTTCTCTCGTGATCCAACGATGTTGAACGCGTTCCTGAACGGCCTGGACCTCCACCAGATCACTGCTGACGCTGCGGACGTTGCGCGCAAGATCGGCAAAATGGCGAACTTCCTTACCGTCTACGGGGGCGGTTGGGCCGCCCTCATGGAACAGGCCAACGTCGATGAGGACACGGCTCGTGCGGTTCTGAAGGCGTTTAACGATACCTATCCGGGTGTCGGGGCCTTCGGTAGGAAGCTTGCCGACGAAGCCAAGCGCACTGGCTATGTCTGGACGGCTACCGGGCGCCGTCTTCCTGTCGACCCCGGTAAGTGGTTCCGAGCCCTTAACTACTTCATCCAGGGCGGGAGCCGTGACGTAACAGCCCGCGCAATCCTGGAGCTGGACAAGGCAGGCTTTACGCCTTTCATGCGTCTGCCAATTCACGATGAGATCGTGTTCAGCTTTCCGAAGAACGAAGCTAGTCAGATGGCGCGTGAGGCCGCTCGAATCATGCAGTTCCCGGTACAGGGGCTCATGATTCCGGCTGACGCGGAAATAGGTGGACGTTCCTGGGGGAGCGTCCTCGAACTGGAAGAGAGCAAGCATTGAGTGACGAGACCGCAGACGGCCTTTTCGGTGACCTCATTGAGGGTCTGGAAGAGGAACTAAACACCAAGATCCTTCAGAAGAAGGCTGCTTACGCCGTCGCTTCCGCCCGCATCACCGGCGCTGTGTTCACCGAGGCCGTTGCCAATGGTGTTCCGGCGCCCCTGGCTCAGGAAATGGCCACTGATACGTGGATGGCGGTCATGGGAATCCCTACTCCGGTCATCGAGCTGACGACCGATGGCGAGGACTGAACTTGAGGGCCTACAAGAAGACGACCCGACACCCGTACTGCCTCTACCTCACGTCAGAAGAGCTGATTCAGCTTCTGAATGAGGCCTCTGGAGCTATCCACGTGGCTTGGTGGCAGGGTCAGAAACTTCCGACCCTGAACAAGGTTCACGACCAGCTCAATAGCCTGTTGAAGGAGCCTTCACAGACTTCGTGAGGGTCCTTGTCACGGGCGCTCGGTTCTGGACCGACGTGGCACTGATTGAGGGGGAGCTAGCCCGAGTCATCTGGCTAGTAGGTAGGCCCTGTGATGTTGTGTTGGTTCACGGGGCCTGCCCCAGAGGGGCCGACGCCATCGCCCACCAATTCGGCGTGGACGTCGGAATGCGGGTCGAGCGGCATCCTGCCGACTGGGAGACCTGGAAGAAAGCGGCAGGATTCCGGAGGAACGCAGAGATGGTCAGCCTTGGAGCTGATCTCTGCCTTGCCTTCATCAAGAACGGGAGCCGGGGGGCTTCCATGACTGCGGAACTGGCTGGGAAGGCCGGTATTCCAACCAGCGTCTACAGGGGGAAGTGAATGGAAGACATGGAGATGGACTGTGAATGACTCCCTTGGTACCCCGATTGAGGTTGGGGACTTCGTTCTATCGGCATCCACCACTCATGGCCGAGTGAAGCTAGGCCGTGTTGAGCAGGGGCCAAACTCTCTGCGAATGAACATCACCGCTTCTTTCCACTGGGGGAAGCGGGAGACGGACGGCCCGAAGCGGCAGTCTTTCGGTACTAACGTCATCGTCCTGGAGAAGGCCGACGGCACCATTCCTGAACCACTGGGGGCACTCCTTGGCTGACAACCCGACCCACATTGTTGAGTCCGACGGCTACGGCTGGAACAGCGGCCGTTTCCGCCTGGCATTCGGCGATGAGAACGTGAAGCGGATTCTTCGGGGCCTGGTCACTCGGTACCCGGACGCGAATATCACGGTCCTGTCCCTGGCTCAGTTGGAGGACGTCACTTCCTCGTTCGTTGTGAAGGAGTCTGAGGATGTCGCGCCCTTCTAACCGTAAGAGCATTGCCCTAACGGCCTTCCTCCTGGAACTGAGTGGACTCTCTCAGAAGTACGGGTTCCGTATTGAAGGGCCTGTGGATTACGAGGGGTACAAGGAAGACCCATACGTGATCGGAAACGGCGTTCACCTTGCGCTGATCTACGACGAGAGCAGGCAGGAGTACTCCGCTGTCTGACCGTCCCTCTTGGGATGCTTGGGCACTCGGAATTGCTGACGCTGTGGCGGCTCGGGGGGACTGCACCAGAAGTAAGGTTGGTGCGGTCCTCCTGGACCGTAGGCAGCGTGTCTGTATGTCGGGGTACAACGGCACGGCTTCGGGGGAGAAAGGCTGCCTGGCAGGCGCCTGCCCCCGTGGACGGCTTACCTACGACCAGATACCGGCTGGCAGCGATTACGGGAACTGCATCAGCATCCATGCAGAAGAGAACTTGTTGATTCATGCCCGACGTGAAGACCTGGAAGGCGGCACGGTCTACGTGACTCGTGCTCCCTGTTACAGGTGTCTGCCCCGCCTGAAGGCGGCTGGTGTCTTCCGTGTTGTGTGGCGCACAGAGACCGACTACGAAGCCAAGGTCTTGGACTGGGGGAGAAAGCCGTGTTGATGAGTCCCGATCAGGCAGCCGAGTTCCTGAGCGTTCCCAAGCGCTCGTTGATGGACTCTTACAAACGGTGGGGCCTGCCCTACGTGAAGGTGGGGAAGCACGTCAGATTTCCAACTGACGGACTTCAGCAGTGGGTTGACGACCGTTTGAGCACCGTGGAATAGTCAACAACCGTCAGCACGAAGGTACTTGAACCTGTAGGAGGTTCTGAGCGTGGCAACGGTCTGGAAAGAAGATTGCGCCTGCCCGAAGGCGAAGAAGACGACGTGTCGTCACAAGCCCTGGAAGGTCCGTTACCGGACTCCGGGGGGCCGAGTGGGCAAGCAGCAAGAGGCGTCCTTCAAGCTGAAGGGCGACGCCGACGACTTCGCTACGAAGGTCGAGCGAAACAAGCAGGTCGGAACGTATATCGACCCCAAGCAGACGGGCCGGTTGTTCTCTGCCGTCTGGGAAGAGTGGATTGAGGCTGGTCCACGAGAGCTGTCCACCCTCGCCTCCTACAGGTCCACGTACCGGAACCACCTTGAGAAGCCGTTCGGCCTCAAGACCATCGGTTCCATAACGTCATCGGACATTGCTGCCTGGAAGCGGGACCAGGACAGCCGGTATGCGGCCTCTACGGCGCATCACCGGATGGTGGTCCTGAAGACTGTTTTTCGGTATGCACACGAAATGGAGATAATCGCTCGTAACCCTGCGCTGAGTCAGAGGCAGCGCGGTCGGTCCGTCCCCATCACTCGCCAGGTGAAGCCCACCGAGATCCCTACGACGGGGGAAGTGGAAGACCTCTTTGAGGCCATGTGGGGCCCCCTGAGAGCAACTATCTGGATCCAGGCAGGGTCCGGTGCCCGAGTCGGTGAGAGCCTCGCAGTGAGCGAGACATCGCTAGAGGCAAGGTCCGGCCTGCTGAAGCTCTGGCAACAGCTCACGACCCACGGGCAGAACGAGGGGAAGGGTCGGGGGGTTGCCTTCAAGGATGAGCTGAAGTGGTCCCGTGAGGCCCGGCTGACGCCTCTCAGCTACACCGTTCAACAGGCGGTAGACCGGCACCTGAGCGAGTACGGGTCGTGGGGAGAGCATGGCTGGCTCTTCGAGAGTCCCAAGTACGCCGGTAGCCCGATCTCATTCAAGTCGTACTCGGATCACTGGGCGAAGGCACTGAAGAAGGCAGGGCTAGAGGACAGTGGGTACACCCCCAAGAGCCTTCGACACTACTTCGCTTCGGTCTGTATCGCTGGGGGGGTTCCACTGTACGAGGTAGCTCAGTGGATGGGCCACAAGTCGACTCGGGTCACTGAGACGACGTACGCCCATCTCCTTGCTGACGCCCCCAACCGGACGATGGACGCAGTCGAGGTAGCGATCTTGGAGCACGCCCGCACGATGCTTGGCCAGCGGGCTGCGTGATGGCAGTCGGGCGCCGTACTGGCTCCGTGATGACTGTCACCCACCTGCGTGACATTTCCGCAGGTCAGACGAACTAGGTTCGTTTACAACCACGAGAACATCGAAGGGGGCCCCTACGGGGGTCCTCTTCTTTGTTTCCGCAGGTCAGAGGCTTACGGGCTCTGCTGCTGACTCCCAGCACAACCACGCGTTAATACCGGTTGAAACTGGACTCTGCTGGGTCTCGTGCTGGCCCTGTGATGGCAGTCGGGACGGTCCTCCGGGGGCCGTGACCATGGCTCCCCCGTAGGTGGGTGTGTTACGGTCCCGATCACCGCAACCTAACTGGGGGGCGGGACAGAACAAGACGGCCCCACAGAGGCGGGAACCTCTGAGGGGCCTGATCCACCCGGCGCCAACCGGGCGGTTACACCCAGGGAGAAGAGCCCTAGATGCAGGTCCAGCGTACCCGGCACACCCGTGCCTACGTGCAGATCCCCAACGGGATTGCCCAGAACCACAGCCTGAGCCTTGAGGCTCGGGGACTCCTGACTTACCTCCTGTCGCTCCCGGACGCCAACCGCGCCACGGTCGAGCGCATCACTTCCCTGGTCCCCAACGGACGCCGAACCGTCTCCAACGCCATGAACGAGCTGGAGACCGCCGGACACATCCGCCGAGCCCGCGTCCAGGACCCTGAGACCGGCCGTTGGGTCACCCTCACCTCTGTCTCTGACTCACCGACTGACCACATGCCGACGGTCGGTCTCCCGACTGGTCAGGTTGTCGGCGGCTCTCCCATAGGGAGTAAGACAGAGAGCAAGAAAGACGTAGAGACCACCCCACCCCCGAGCAAGGCTCAGGAAGCGGCTCCGACCGCTCCTGAGGGCACCGAGAAGGGTGGGGAGGGAGAGTCCGCCTTCCTGCACAAGATCGGCCGCGAGATGGCCCGTGAGGCCCGCCGCGTCCTTGAGCGGCTGAGCCTGCACAAGAGCCTGCCTCTGACGGACCAGGAGATAGCCCGCCTGGCTCCCAAGGTCGTGCCGTGGCTGCGTGAGGCGTACCAGAGTGACGAGATCCTCCGGTGCCTCACGGACGCTCTTCCCGACCAGATCGACTCTGTTCCGGGCCTGATCTCTCACCGGCTGAAGAACTTCACGCCTGTGAGGTCCATCCCTCAGCAGCCCTCCAAGCACTTCAAGCCCGCTCAGCGGGCTCGCTGCGAGGCATGCGAGGTGATCTTCCCTCTCGGCCACCAGGGCGGCGTCTGCCGCACCTGTCAGGGCGAGATGGACCGTGCAGCCGCCGTTCTCGGCGCCACTGCATAACACCCTCCAACCCACTGAAAGGCACCACCATGTCTAGAGCTGTGCCCTGGTACATCTCCGCCGTGCTGTACGTCGGTATCCCGGCGGCCGTCTCCGCCGCGCTGTACATGTCCATCCCCGGGGAGATGGCTCTCGCTGGAGTCGCCGGATGGACCTCTCACTACGCACCGGCCATGCCGGTCTGTCTCAGCGTCTATGCCCTCGCTGCTGGGTCCATCTCTTGGTACCGCCGGAAGATGAAGCTTCCCGGCGAGTGGACGGCTCTCATCGGGGGCGCCTTCGCTCTCCTGCTGGCCATGTCGGCTCAGTCGATCTCTCACCTGATCGAACAGGACTACATGGAGACCTCCGCCCTTCTGACGGTGGCTGTCTCCTGTGTCCCTCCCCTGGTGATCGCCCACCTGATCCACATGGCAGAAACCCCCTCACAGGCCAAGAGCGCCACTGAGGAGCTGGAGGAGTCCCGAGGGCTGATCGAGCACCTCACCACCGCCCTGGTGGCCTCTGAGAGCGCTGCTCTGGTCTCCCATGCCGGTGCCGTCCTGGTGGAGGTCGAGAGGGTCACTGAGACGGTGGAGGAGCTGTCTCAGGAGGCCGAAGGAGTCACGGAGGAGCTGGAGGCCTCTCTCAAGGCGGCCGAGAGCCAGCCCCGCCGGAAGGCGCTCACCATGAGCCGAGAGAAGATC